GGTACATCCATAGGTGTGTCTTTACCTTATCTTTCTATCGTAGTTCATCGTGCAGAGAAGTTTTCACTATCAGCACTCACTTAGGCTCGAAACCTACTGTTAAGTCCACACTCAAAAGGCTTAATTGTGTCCACTTTTGAGTATGTTTGACTACATATTTCTATGTTTTTGGTAACTTAACAGTTAGTCCTTTTTAATTGACTAATTTTAGAAATGTTGACAACGCTGATACAAAATTCATAACTTCTGATGTAGTTGTGTAGCGACTAAAAGAAACTCTAATCACTCGTTCAATAACATCATCTTCTAAATGTAATGCCTTTAATACATAAGATGGTTTTTTAGTATTGTTGGAACAAGCACTACCGTTAGATATTGATATATCCATTTGCGACATCCACTCAACAAGACTAATCGAATCAACACCCATCTTTGGAGCAAAACTATGTATATGACCTACATTAGTTAAATAATTTGTATCTAATTCGTTGTAAATGTGTTCGAAATTGTTATATAAAGTAGAAATATTTCTTTGATATAAATTGCTAGTTAATACATTAGTTAAGTTATAGTAATGTTTCATATCATTATTGAGTTGTAATTTAGCCTCTTCGCAAGCTTTGCCTAATGCAATAATGCCTAAAAGATTTTCTGTTCCACTTCTATAACCTTCTTCTTGACCACCACCATAAATAAATGGAGGTAATGTTTCAGGCTTTCTAGCATATAAAAAACCAATTCCTTTAGGTGCATGTAATTTATGACCACTAGCAGTTAAGTAATCTACTGGTATCTTATTTACATCAATATATATATGACCTACTGCTTGTGTAGCATCTGTATGTATAGGTATGTGATTTTTATGTGCGACTTTACAAAGTTTCTTAATAGGTTGCACAACACCTGTTTCGTTGTTTACCCATATAAAACTTGATAACCCTATACTTCCATCAGCATCCTCAATGCACTTATTTAAATCAGCAGGCTTTATTAAACCATCTGTATCGACAGCAAGTTTATGCATTAATCTTCCCTGCTCATGCAATACTATCTGATTATTAAGCACTGAAGGATGTTCTATATTACTTGTCACAACATCTCTTTCAGATTTCTGTAATATCCAATTATTACTTTCAGTTGCTCCAGAAGTAAAAAAGATTTGTCTTGGTTCTGCACCAATCAAAGATGCAACTTGTTTTCTTGCTTTTTCAATTAAATATGATGTGCTTGAATATAAAGCACTAGGATTTTCATACTTGTCAATATTCGAAATAATTTCTCTAACTACACCATCTGATAAGCATGTAGTAGCAGCGTTGTCTAAATAAATCATTGAGAGTTACCTATCCTTTCTTAATTAAATGGATTATCGTCATCTTCTGTAATTTCTCTAAAAGAAGTAGTTTGTGTTGCAACATCATCTTTTGGAAAACAACTGTAGTCCTTAATATCACTACAGCCATCTTCATAAATATACTTAGAGCGTTCGTTGAAGTGTAATAGCCAACCTTTTGTATAAGTATGACCAAACAATCTTTCTTTAGTAATTTTTAGGATTCGATCAGGGCAATCTGCACCACCTTCATCTTTAGGTACTCTATCGTAAGACAAGATAGTTTGACCAAGATTTACTATGTTAGAACTACCAGCGATACTATCATTTTCTATATCACCGAAACCTGTTGCTTTTCTTTTATGTGCGACTAATAAAACCAACACATTATATGTAACTGCTAACCTAGTAAGTTTCTTCACAAATTTACTTTGTCTTTCAAAAGTATCACCCTTTGAATTATCCATATCTAATGCTGTCATCAAATTGTCTACCAAAATAACTCTTATGCCTAACTTATTAATACTTTTCTCTATAACATCAATTAAACTTTCTTCTTCACTATTTAAATCTGCTAATACAGACTGTGAATAAATGTATATATAATCTCTATACCAATCAGATATAATCTTTTTATTAGTGCTAGAAATTATATATCTCTTTTCCTTACTACCTGTATATTCAGCCTCAAAATTTCTTGTACCTGCTGCCTGAATAGTAAGCCATGCTTTAAAAATACCAGGAGCAAGTTCACCAGTATAAATGAAAGATTTATACCCTTGCTCTCTAGCCATTAAAATCAATTGACTAACAAAAGTAGACTTACCCATACCAGCTTGTGAAGTAATAATAGTTACACCTGCAAATGGTATTCCGCCATACAGTCGCCTATCTAAACTTGGTAAGCCAGTTTTGAGTTTTTCCCAAGAAAAAATATCAGGTTCTCTAATATCACTTAAATCCTTGATATTTTCTAAAGGAATATCTTGTGCTTCTTTAATACATTTAACTATTTGTTGCTTACCATATTTACATAAAATTTCATTTGCATCCTTACAGCCTTGATAGTTTTCAGCAATTACATACTTAATGAGCATAGACTTAAATCTATGAGATATTTCTTCTAATAAAGACATCTGCCCATTTTCTAAATCGCCAAATACAATGATTGTTTTGAAGTTTTGTGTAATCCAATCCCAACAATGTGGTATCCATGTAAAACCTCTTGCTCCGTTCGGTACGCTTAAAGCATTATCAAAGCCAGCAGTTGCTACGCTTAATGAATCAATTTGTCCTTCCGTTATAATTAAAGTATTATTGTCTAAATTACATTGTTTCATTCCAAATAATATAGGTTTGCAATTCTTTTCGCACCATTCTTTGTTTTTATCTACTTCTTTGCGAAAATCTGTTTTCCTATATTTGATAAATTGTATCTTGCCATCTTCATCAAAAAATGGAAACACAATTATATTCTTATCTTTCAAAGAAGTAATTTCATATTTCTCTAATACTTCCTTTGGAATGCTACGCTTTTTAAAGTATTCAATTATGTTATCTTTTGGTTGAATAGGTTTATCTGGCTTTTTAAATTTTCTAAATGTAGTTGGTCGTATCTGATAATAAACATCAATATCTCTACCTAAAGAAAAATCAAAATCTTTTGCTAGAGTTATCATGTTGCCACTCACTCCACACGACGCTCTAAGACAATGGAACAAACCTGTACTTAAATTGATCGAAAATGTATCTTTATCCTTATGATTACCATGACAATACGGACATCTATTAAAAGTCAGTTCATTACCATTCCTTCTGCATTGGATGCCTCTCTCTTTTGCAAAACGAAAGGCATCCTCTTCTTTAAATTCATATTCCATTACACCTTTGCCCTCCCTTTTTTATAATAAATTAATTGAAAGGAAGTTCTTCGGTATCAGGAATTTCTACAAACTCTTCTTCATTATTATTACTAACGTTAGCAGCCTTTTTTGATTCTCCAAATTCAATTTCATTTACAATAATCTGTGTTCGATACTGCTTAACACCATCTTTGTCTGTGTAATTATTATTTTTCAACTGTCCTGTTAATATTACTTTAGAGCCTTTATCTAAATATTTATCGCAAAATTCAGCTCGCTTACCAAATGTTACACAATTAAAAAAATCAGTTGCTTTCTCTTTCTTAGAATTATCGTAGCCATCTACAGCAATACTAAAGTGTGCTACGCTAGTTCCACTATTTGCTTGTCTTACTTCTGGTGTGGCAGTTAATCTACCACTCAACATAATTAGATTCATAATCTTTACCTCCTGATAAATTGTTCTAATAATGACCTTTCGTCTAAAAACGAACATAAAGAATAAAAAAATAAAACTTATTTTCTTTTTTTTGTGTAATAAATGATAGGAACATCACTTACTACATTATGCTTACATATGGGACACCTATACCTTAGAAATGCAGGTTGTATATTATTATCCTCAATACATTCTTTTTTAGATGAAAAGACTGCCTTACAATTAGTACATCTAACTTGTAATTCTTTCATCTTTATACCCCTTTGCTAGTAAAATATACTCAAATTATAGACTAGGTACTATAACTTGTCAATAGTATTTTTGTTTTTTACTTTTCTTCTAATAATAACCTTTTTAGACAATAATACATCCAATATAACAGTCATCTGCTGTTTTAATTACTAATTCATCTATTTCTTCATATAGTGATACTTTTGCTACATTGTTCATAAAAATAGTTAAACTTGAATCTTCTAATTCTATAATGATATTATTTGAATTTCCAACATGCACATCGCTTACATTTCCAACAAATTTACCTCTGCAAACATAATTTGTGCTATCAATAGTTAACATAACTTCTTTACCGATTGTTTTAATAAAGTAATTAATGATTTGATTTTTCATATTAAAATCTTCCTCCTTTAAATTAAATAATCATGATATTCTCTAATAAATAAAGATGGTACAAAAACCTCATATTGATTTTCAATTTCCTTTGAATGAGCGTTAATCCATTTAATATTGCTAACACCTGCTGCTTTAGCATTTACCTTAATCATATTTAAAATACCTGAGTTGATTATTCTCTTAGCTGATAAGTTAGGCATTCCCATTTCTTTTGTCGCTCTTCTAATTCTCTTGTAAATTCTTCTAGATTTTTGTGATTTATCAAAATCCTCTAAATCTTTTCCTTTCTTTGGCAACTGTAAATTCAATACTCTATCATATTCCTTATCTAACCTTACACTAGATCGCTCGTACTGATATATTTCTTCTCTTGCTGATTCATACGCTAACTTCTTGAGTTTGTCTGAAATCTTAATAGTTCTATAGCAATTTTCAATTTCAATATCATTAAGCACTTGAACATTATTAGAACTGTCTATATCTGAAAGTTTCAATCCTAATATTTCACTATAACTCTCCCCACGAATTCCTTCAAACAATGCTCTGATAATGAATTTGTCACTATCATTTGTAATTCTACTTATTCTAGAGTCTAATTCTTCTTCTGTAAGTATTTGTGTTGATAATGTATCTTTATCAAAGCATTCAGCCAGCATATCTTGTGTAATAATATTATAATGATTAGTTTTAGTTTTTGTGTAATTATTATCAATTGCCCATTGTGTATACTTTCTTAATTTACTTTGTAAAGTATTTAGTGTAAACATGCTAGAAGATGATATAGATTTGTAATAGACTTTAATTTCATCCACATCAAAATCAAATAAATCTTTATTTAAAATACTTTCAAAATTTGCAGAGTTCTTAAAAACTATTTCTATTTGTTCGGCATTTTCAAATGTTGTAATATATTCACGTTTTATTTTTTCATTAAACATTTTTATCACCCCTTTCTACTTATTAAAGAGCCACTAAGTCTTGCATAATCTGGCTTGCTTTCTTTTTCTCTTTACCATCTGTAACAATATATCTTTGAGTAGTTTCTACATTACTATGCCCAACTGCTCTACGCACAAATTCAATATCATGAGTTTCATCATATAAGATAGAACAAAACGCCGACCTTAACTTGTGTGGAGAAATAGCAACATCAAAAGCGTCTTTACTATATTTAGCAAGCATATGCCTGATAGCCTGACTTGTTAATCTTTCATTTTTATAAGTTAAGAACAATGCATCATTTTCCACATCTCCTCTAAGATTTAACCATTCTTTTATAGCATTAATAGCGTCATCATTTAAATAGTACAAATGTTTCTTCCTGCCCTTATCCAATACTTGTAAAGTACATTCTTCTAAATCAATATCTTCCAAGTTAATTTCCGTTAAAGCTGTTTCTCTCATGCCAGTATTAATAAAAAGTAACAATATTGCCTTATCTCTAATATTGTATTTTTTAAATGAAGTTTTAGACTCATCAATTCGTTCCTGAACAGCTTCCAATAATCTGCGTAAATCATATGATGTAAGTTGTAAACGATTAGCATTAATTCTCTCTAAATCATTATTTTTAGGTCTTTTAATATCTTCAATATAATTTTCAGTAATATAATTATGCTTTTTCATAAACTTAAAGAAGTTATTTAAACTTGACCATACTAACTCTCTAAAAGAGTCGGATGTTTCTACAACTTGGTTTTTCTTTGTCCTTGTTTTAATAAAACGCATATAATTCTGAACAACCATTACATTTAATTTACTTAAATCAAAATCCATAATATCATCGTTGTCATTAACAAACCTCAAAAAATTAGTTACTCTATATAAGTATTCATAACAAGAACGAGGTGTATTATTATTAGCATCTAAATACACATACCATTCTTTCAAAAATTGAGGTTTATCTTTTAAATAATTCTGAATCTTATTATTAGTTGCTAAATCATGTTCTAATCTACCTTTCATAATTAATTACCTCCATTCCCTTTTTTTAAAATATATTCCACTTCTTGTTCTTCTTTATTATCAAAACGCCATAATCCATCAAAATCTTTAAAAATATTAATCGAACAAAATTCCTTATCATATCCCACTATTAAACTATCAACAAAATGTTGTTTATAATACATTTTTAAAAAATCATAATTTGTTAAATCTTGTTTACTTGGTTCTGGTGGATACAAAGGATGATTATGAATAAATACAACATACTTACAGTTTAATACTACTAAACGATTAGATATTGTATTCAAATCTAAGTGTATATTTCCTTCAGAACCGATACTATTCAATACAACGCCAATTAATTTTTTGTTTTCATCAAAACATATACTGTAAGAATGTTCCTCTGCCATTTGACTCATGTTATAACATTCTTCCATCATTTCTGCGATAGAAATAGTGTAATCTAAATCTACTTCTTTATCATAAGGAATAGATTTAATAATCTTTATTTCTTTGGTATTGTATTCATCATTACTAAAATAACAATCGTATTCTTTTATTTCCATTTTTATATACCTCCTTTTTATGCAAATTTTTTGTGTTTTCTGTAACCGTAATTTGGCAATAATTCACGAGTTAGATTTTCTGCATAAGGCGATTCTCCACTTTTAATTACATATTGAGTAGTATATTTTTCCCAAATTTTATCAATTCTTTCGTTATAACATTTGACAAAATCCATATATTCTTTTTCGTCGGCGAACAGATTGTCCTTCTTTTCAAAATAAAATATGTCTGGATCACCTTCTGGGATTTGTTCATAATATACTTTCTGTTGTGCATCTAACACTGGGCGAATTTTACCTGTTTCAACTGAGATATTAAATACTGCTAATTTATATTTAACACTGCTATCTTGAGATTCTAAATGATGAATCCAGCAATTTGTAATATCATCAACATCATATAATTCAGGATAACCTGGATATTTTAATACTTCTTCTAAATGGTTCACATCCCAAACATAAATAACTCTAATATAAGATTTGAAATCATGAATACAAAGCCTAACACGCATATAACCACCTGCATGACAAGGACTCAACAGATTATTTTTCGGAATATACCAAGCTGACAATGAACCACCAGAAATATAATCTAAATTATGTTTCAATGCATAACTAAGTTCTTCATTAAAAGTATTCCATTCTTTTTTTAATGTTAAATCTCCAATTATATTTCCGTATTTATCATACATATACTGATGTCCGTTTGCACCTTGACTAATAGTACACCTTTTGTTTGAAGTAACACTTCTTTCAATGCCCCAACCATCTACATAAGTTAATCTACCTTGTTGTTTGCTATTTGCTCTGGATTGATTATCATAAAATTTCTTGCTGATTACGCTTGCAGCACTACCCACAATGGCAGCACCACCCAAAATAATACCTATCATAATTCTACCTCCACAATTAAATCAAGTTGTATGTTTTAACTAATCTCTGTGCTACCATTTTATTAAGTTTTAAATTAATTGTCAACTCATCGCCATCCTTTTTATATATGTAATGTGAGCCTCGAATTCTTATTAATTCAAAACCATTTTTCTTTAATAATTTTTGAAAATTTCTGAATCTAGTACACATATATTCACTTCCTTTCTTTTAATATCAATACTCATCATCTTCTTCAATATGCCATCCCTGATTAGGGTCGCTTAATGATATATCACATTCTTCATAAATCGCATTTGAATCGTGAGTAATTTTAATAGGATATTTTAAACTAGCATTATCTTCGTCGTAACACGCAATACAAATCCCTAATTCTCTCTTATGGTCTCTGTCTGAATCTATATAATCCTGAATTTCTTTCAAAGAAGTTAGAGTATGTTTTGTTAAAAAACTCTCTCCTTCTTTACGCACATATATTTGTAAATATTTGTCAGTCTTTTTCTCTTTGTAAATCTGCCTTATATACTCTTCATTCCATTCATATACTAATTCAAAAATATCATAACCACCAAAATTACCATAACTATCATACATTTACGCAAAACACCTTGTTAAGGGCGTTTTTTATTTTTTACTATTCGTATATATCAATATTATGTACTATTCTTTTTTATTTTTAACTATTTATATATAAAATAAAAAAGTATATATAAAATATATATATATAGAAAGTTTAGGAAAAACCCCCTTTATGCTTCATCCCTACACGCATATAACGTATGCTCATCTTCACTCAATTCCTCACCTGCAAATATAACGTGTTTTAAGTAATATTCAATATTTTCTGAATCATCTGGAATAATAATAATCTTTCTACCTGATTCGATGCTTCTCAAGGTAATTAAACCGTCTTTAATATTTTCTATAACACCTTCTAGGGTTATAGGAAAACTTGGTTGTGTAATATACTCATATATTGTCATAGCTTATTCCTCACTTTCTGCATAATTCATCTGGTATAAAGTATTCAACGCTGCCTACCTCATACTTTAACTCTCTATACTGATTTAATAAGTTAATCGCAAGCTCACTTTCTTCAGGCTCAGGTTGGTCATTAGTTCTCACCCAATCGCCAAAAAGAATATCATCTTTTGACCTGTAATAATACTCGACTTTTTCGCAAGTCCTACTCATAATTGCAAGTCTACCGATTTTCTCTTTAAGTTCTTGTGGCAACTCAACATTTAACTTTTTAGCAAGGTTTACATTAAGCCTATAAATGTAGCAAGCTCTATCCATCTTATCAATCATCTCGTTTAACTCATCTAATAAATCCTTATTAATTTTACTCATATCTTTTACCTCTTTCTCCCCGTCGTGCCGATAGGACAGCATTATTTCTTATACCTGAAACGCTAAACCAGCGTCTTTTTCTTTCATGCCATTTTGCAAGCATTTATTATAGCGTATCATTTGTCGCTCATCTTTAATTTCTCTAATTCTCTTTAATGTTGACCAGTCAACCAATGCACCAACACAGTAGGCTTTATCTAACAAGTTTTCAACTTCATCTATTCTGTCTATAACATCATTGTTCCACGGAATAACACCCTCTATCATATCAATTTCAACACATTTTAAATGGTCATGCATAGACATAAGATTAAAATGCTCACTTGCGTTTACTCTGTACTTCTTCATATCTTTGTCCTCTCCTTCTCCCCGTGTTGCCGATAGGTCAGCTAATAATTTTATAAACATTTTGCTACTTCAATTTCACAATAATGGAAATCCCACTTATTAGAATTATAACTTTCTCTTGCCTTATTTATTGCTTCTCTGTCGGTTTTTGCTTCAACTATGATAGTTTTAACAGCTTCATAGCCGCTGCCGATAAACCAAACCTTTTTATGAGAATCATTTGTTATCATCCCTGTTCTCAATTCTGTTATCATGTCTGTTCCTCTCTTTCTCCTCGTATAGCCTGTTAGGTCAGCTATATTAAATTATTATAATTTCATTTTATCCATCTCATCTTTGTCTACATTTAAACGGTCGCATAACACCGTATATAAGGTGTTCCATTCTTTGTTATATTTTTTATTGTTAGGATAATTCGTTATCAGGAAACATGCTTTCGTGTATCTGAAAATCAATTCCTGATTGTTTATATTTTTTATCTTCATATTGTCCATCTTTCTCCCCGTCCTGTCGAAACTTAATTACATTTTTACTTCAAAAAATTCTTTCTTAGTCAATCCACAAAATGCTTTAATGTGTCTACCTGTAGTAGCACTCCAACCGTTGTATAATCTAGTCAAATTTCCATCTTCATCTCTCTTAATGATTGGAGTATCATACGATAATAAAGTTTCTGTATTGTCGTCATCAATAACTACTTTTGCTTTGCCATAAAAACTCTTCTTATTACCTATAGGACATAACTCGTACATTCTCATAATTATACCTCCTTTTCAAATACATAAATTCTAACTGGATAATCCTCATTTCCATAAGATGTGTTAACTGTGATTCTGTAAATGTCGCTTAAATATGGTTGAATATAATAAACATTTTCATTTTCTTCTTTATAGTTTTCCGAAAAGAATAAATCCATTTCCCAATTACAACCTTTGGGAAAATTTTTAACAAACCAGTCTATAATTCTTTGTACTCCTAAAATATCTAATTGACTTATTTCTGGTGAACTATCAAACCATCTACCATACCAACCATATCTCCAATACATACGAAAATATCCCTTATAAATATATCCTTTCCTTTTATGTGGGTCATCTTCTATGTATTCAGTTATATCTTGGTCAACAAAAGGATTATTCATTTTAAAAGGAACGACTAAACGTCGTTCCTTATTAATAAAATTCTTTATATCTTTTATCAATGGACTTCTGATTAATTCTTTATTGTTTTCTCCTCTGAATTCTCCGTATATAATATTCGTTTCCGAAGTCTGAATCAATTTATCCATAATTACCACCTCCTCATTTCTAATTTAATTGTATTTAAAAACACATTTTCTTGATCTTCTTCTAAGTTTTCTACTAATGTTTGTATGTCATGATTTAATTTTTTATTTTTACAACACTCCTGCCATGACAACCACCATTCATGAGCATAGCAAGCGATTTCTTTATAAGTAAATTTACCACGCCAATTTTCGCTTGAATACACTGCTAAATCATAAAAAAATTCATAATCCATAATGAACACCCCTTTAAATAATTTGATAATCATATTTGTAACTAAACTTCATTGGTCGCTTTAAATCAACCTCATCATAAATAACTTTTTCCTCTTTTTTCTTACTACCATACGGTGTAATTTCTCCAATAGTAATTGTATGTGGATTTAATTTTCCGTTATAGGTTTTACAAAAATCTTTCCATAACTTATAAATTCTAAGTTTATCTTGTAGGTCATCATCATATGCCCATAAATCTCTAGTAAATAAATAGTCATTACTATTTACTTTAAAAAAGCCAAAACCTACTTTTTTTCTTTGCTTTCGGTTTCGGCGTACAATACGTTTGATTCCATCATTAACTTCTTTAGTTTTGCCACATATAGCTAAATAACCAAGTTGGTGAATTTCATTATATGTTAATTCTAATTTGTTGCCATTTACCCATGCCTCAAAGGTTTCTGAAGCATATTTATAACATCTCCATTGAATATCCATAACTAATCCTCCTTTCTATGAATTATCCTTTTCCCGCACGTTGGGCAATACAGAATATCCTTGTACCAATGATAATACAATCCCGAGATTTTAACTTCGGTGATTCTCACCTGTTCTTTTTCCTCGTTAAGTTCTTCACAAGTCTTGCATTTATTCATGTTTTTATCCTTTCTGCCATCGTGACCTCCGTGGCGAGCGTCTGCTAAATTCCCGCTAACGTTGCAATAGCTAATCTATAAAGCCATTTTTCGGCATCTTCCTTACTCTTTTCTTTTGCAATTTGCAACATTTTATGTTGAACTTCTTGGGTTTTTGCAAGTTCCCTTGCCCTCTCTCCTATCAGCTTGAACGCCTCTTTATTGCTCATACTCTTCTCCTTTCTGCCGTCGTAACCTCCGTGGCGAGCTTGTGACTATTTGAATTATATCTTTCATTATTTATTAAATGAATAATACAACCCATCATAGCAGCTCTATATACAGTAATTTTATCTGCTTTAAATTCAATTACTTTTTCTTCATCATCATATATCTTTAACCAATGACTAAACTCTGATACTTTTTCATAATGTTCTCCAATTTCAACATTATTTTCATTACAAATATATGCTTGATAACTGTTATCTTCTCCAAAATGCAATTCCTGAAGGTTTAATCCATTTTCATCGCATCCAACTAAAATCAATGTTGCTATATCGCTTGTTCCTATATATCTTTTTTCAAAATCTTTATATGATTTCATTTCTTTACCTCACTTTCTGCATTATCTGCTTCTATAATTGTTGGTGTGCTAAACCATACTGTCCAATATTGATTGCCTTTATAGGAACACCATTCTACTTGTCCGTCTACCTCATCACAAAAAATACAAGCTTTCTCATAATCATTAAATGTTTTTGTTTTCATTTTCTCCCTCCCTCTAGGATTGTTAGTGCCTCTTCAAGATACTGATAAGTTGATTCTTCTCTTGTCATATTACTTCCTTTCTTCCATAAACATCATCTGCAAACCATCCAGCGAATGGATTGAATATTGCTGAACACTTAATACCATTAGGTGTTTCAACGATAACGTCTGAGTCCATAACTGACCCTTTTATAATTTTACAAGGCACAGCATCCTGCCTATGTGTATGTGCCTCATTTTCCATTGAATTTAATTTACAATAAATTACCATGTTAGTGCCTCCCTTCTCAGTTCCTTGTTTGTAGCTTCTATTAACTCGCTATATTCTTCTTCATCAAAATTGCTATCATTTTCAATTAAATAGTCCAAAAATTCATCGTTTTCGATCATTTCTCTTTCTACTTCGTAACTTTCTAAACTTTTAATATTTCCGTAACCGTCAAACCTTACATATGGGTAAGTGTAGTGATAGTCCCCATAAAATACAGCCCGTGCTACTTCTTCAGGTTTAGCATCTGACATGAGTTCGTCTAAACTCTGATATAATACATCGTCGTAATAGTTAATGCTTAATAAAAATTCATTATAATCACATATATATTTTTCTACGTCGTTTTCAATTTCTGTTGTTAAAACTTCATCTTTGTAAAGCCGCTTTACTGCGTCAATGTCTATCGGCTCGCATTCATGTGCATATTGTGTTAACATCATTATTGCCTCATCAAAATTCATTTCTAATAAATCAAAATCATACATAATTTTTACCTCCTATTTTTAAAATTATTATTTAATCTGTTGTTTTAATTTCTTCTAAAACCTGTGTTAAAATTTCGCTTGCAAGTGTTTTTCTAATAATATAATCAATGTATGTCGGTTTTTCATTGTCTAGGTCGATTGCATTTTTAAATTCCGCTAATAAAATTAGGTCATTGTTATTTTCCAGGGCTTTTCTTGCCTCTGAATCGCTGTAATAATACTTTTCAGAAAATCCACCTGTTACTTCGTCACTTAATAAAATTTCCTCATAAACTTCATCGTAAAGTGCGTCAAAGTCTGTTGTTTCTTTTGTTTCTGAGATATTGATTATCAAGTATTCGTTATCTTCTAAAAAATTATAAATATCCTTTTTCATTTCTGCCCTATAATCATATTTTTCTATCATGTCAACACCTCCCCCTTTTTATTTACAAGCGTCTTGCAATCCTCTTTGTATTTCCTGATTGCTTCTTTTTTAGTATAATAATAATATTGTTTTATACCTTCACTTCCGTATATTACCCATGCACCATGAATATTTTTTTCTGAAAAATAAATTTTTACTTTATCCATACTACCTCCTTATATATTCAACTACTCTTCCATTTCTTCTTTGTGCAACCATTCAGCATCTGGTGTTAATAATTCATATAATTGTTCTCTTTTCTCTTCCATAGTTAGTCCATGTAATTCATTTACAACACTCTCTGGTATCTTTATAAAATATCCACCTAGATTATCGTATAAGTGATTTGACCAATATTGCTGACTAACCATTAAATATCTTTTCCTTAAATCTACTGGAATACCGTACTTAATAACACTAAACCTTGTTGGAGTTATATAATAAACATCCCATTCTTTTTCGCTTAACATTTTTTCGCACTCTATTAATTTATTAGATTTTTTATTTAAATTTTCTAAGTTGAAATAACGGTGGTCTCCAGTATATAGGTTGGCAAATAATAAGTATTTACCTAAATTATTGTTGAATATATCAATTAATTCCATAGGGTCTCTAACACTATATAGATTGGTATATGTTTCAAATAAATGCATAATTGCATTTTCTACCTTCTCACTAAATACTTCTTTATTATCAGCTTTTTGAATATTCAAATAACCATTATGATATAAATACCTACCATGATTACCACCAACCACATACATATCTTCGCTATATTTATCAATTTCTTCAGGTTTTAGAAAAAAGTGTTCTTCTCCGTTTTTTTCGAGTTTATCAATGAGAATATCAATCAACGAACCATAATCGGTTGTTTCCTCATCAACGGTTATGATTTTTTCGGATAACCACGCCGAACCATTTCCATAACTAATTTTGTAATGAACCATTATTCTACCTCCTATAATTTATAAGTTTTCTTAGTTGCTTTATTTCCTTTTCCTTTACACTTTTCAAATTCATTTATCCACACTACTTTGCCACTCTTATAATGCCTATAATGTCCTCTTACACGAAATTCATGATTAGGCTTATTCCTTTTAATAGGCATTTTTGTTGTTTCGAAATCATCTTTAATAACATATACCTTTCTGGTTAAAGGAATACATCTGTGTTTCTTAATGATTTTGCCTTTTTTCTTTTTTTCTGTAACTGCAATCTTGCTTTCCTTTTCCTCTACGACTTCCTTATGATGCAACATAAATAGCATAAGAGCGTGCCATTTATTAATATTTTTTTCAACGGTTCTGTCTTTTGTTATTATCATTAGTAGTTGCATTTTTGTTATTTCGTCAGTTCCTGTTAATTGAAATTCATTTAATTTTTCTGTAAATACGTCGTATTTAAAAGAACATATCTTTCTATTTAATTCCATACTGCCAATTTCAAAAACGACAGCATTTAAAAAAGAGGCATCATACTTGATGTATAATTCCTCTTCTTGAAAATTTATTGTGCCTTGTGTTAAAGGTACATTAGTAAGTGGTTCTTTATTTTCAAAATACCACTCCATTACTTTCGACATTTTTTTGTTATTCTCAATGACAATGATATTTTCCATAAGCAACCTACCTTTTCAACTTATAATCCCATCTTGCTATAATGTCATCTTCAATATTATTTTCAGGATCATATAATACATAAGTCACAATAATATCTCCCTTTTTGCAATCAATGTGATTTTTATAACAGATATAATTATATTCTGTATTATTTAGAACCTGACCATCTCCTTTATTATTTTTCACTTTACCAATTACTCTTTCAACAAGAACTTTTCCTTTTCTATGAGTAATCATTTTGTAGGTTAAATCTGATGTATCAATTACATTCAAATAATTCTTTTTCTCAATTCTTTCTGCTTGTTTCCGATACTTTGTCAGTTTTAATTTTGCTGCATTAACTTTTACTCCAGTTGATAATACAATTGCTACTACTAATACTAATGATAAAATCTTCTTCATAATTTTTTCCTCCCTATCTCACAAAGAATAATGTTCTGCTGCTGCTAAAATTTTATTTTCATAATAATCAGCTACCTCATCATAAATATTAAAAGGTCTTATCAATGGTTCTACTCTCCCAATATATTTCCCATTGATTGATAATACACCATTTACTATTTCATATTTATTTTTGCGTGGATTATAAAGAGTATTATTCCCTTTACAATATTCCAAAATCAGGTTATAACACTTTTTTAACTCAAAATTTATTCCTTGTCCTGCTGCTAACTCATTTACAATGTTTACAATGTTTTGCCTCATCATAACTTTTTCCTCCAATATATTTTCCCTTTTATTTTTCTGCTAACTGATTCCAATATTCCATTATGAGATTTTTCAATTCTCTTTTATTTATTATTACCTCTTCTTTACTATTGATTGCTTCATTTTTTGTTACTTCAAATACTTTGTTATCTCTGTTATCTACTGTCTGATATATAACAAATCTCTTGAATTTTTCCGACCCCCATTCATCAGCTTCACCAATAATAAGCCACATACTACTGTAGTTGTTTCTATCTTGCTCTTGCATTGTTTTTAAGATTTTTTCCAGCGTTTTCTTAAAATCTTCTATTTCAAACAAATAACTTTTATCTGTATTATATATAAAATTTTCCGTACAATTTGCAAAACACCTTCCAAATGAACTACTTTTTTTATATTCAAGATTCATAAACATTCTTGCTGACATATATTTTCCCTCCTAATCTTCTATAATGATATTTTCCATCTTCCTAACTGTTTCATAGCTCTTATATATCCATCACTAAAGGCTTTGACAGCTGGATTCAATCTTTCGCCAGGTTCTCCGTCAATAATTTCATTTAATTTATACATAGTATATAATTCTGTTAATTCTGGATAATCGTCAATTTTACTATATAACAAAGCATTTTTTATATATTCAAAATCAGATTCCGTTCTGTCATCGGAACCATACTTTGAAATATATATTTCTTTTGCCTTTTCTATATCTTCTATAACCGCCTCGTCTGTTTTTATATATAGACAATCAATGCATGTTATTTTACTAGCAAAATAATATATATCCTTCAACAAGGTACACAAGTTAGTTTCACTTACTTCGTTGTACCATCTTGCAATACACGTTCCCATATCGCTTACAATCATTAAAGTGCCACTCACTTTATCAAGGTAAAAAGTGGAACTATAAAAAATACTTCCATCTTTGTTTTTCCACTCTAACACAAACATCCTATCATTTTCCTCGATGATGTTTGCCTTAAAATTTTTGTACTTACTCATACACTCTCCTTTCTACACGAATTAAATTGCATTTCTCTATATCAAAATAAAAATCATAAGTGCCACCTTCCAAACAGTGGCACTCTATTTTCCCCATGCTGGTTTCAATGTCTTTTTTGCCTATGTATTCTAGATTTTCATATACTTCGTCATAGACAGAAAGACTGCGAAATAGTTTATTGGTTAAATTCTTTTTAATGTTTTCCTTTCTGATTTTTTCTTTCATAATTACCTCCTTTATGCTGTTGCTGCTAATAAGCGTATTTTGTCTGTAAATTCTTCTGTAAATTTTTTTACTTCATCTGTCATGGCAGCATTTCTTAAACCACGACACTGCACAATCTTGCCATTTTTATACTCTAATGTATAATATGGCTTGTCAGGTTCTGACATTTTCCTGATAAAGAAAATCGTAGTTTTCTTATCTATCACAGACTGCTTATATGTCGCAACACAATGATGTAAAGTGCTACCTTCAATATTTAATTCATCAATTTCTTTTGGTAGACGCATGAATAAACCTAATTTATCATCTACCCATTGTTTGTCATGAAATTGTTTTAAAAACTTATTGAAGCCTTTTTGAGCTTCTTTTCTTTCGTTCTCTTGCTTTTTGTTATATTCTTCCGTAAGTTTGTTGTGCATATTAATTAAATTATTTGGCAATAATGTGTCTTTATTGACTGGGTACTTCAACAGTTTTAAAAGCCTAATGTAATCATTTAACATTGTTGCGTTAGTTTTTTGCTTTGTTAAATAATTATTTATCTTTGCATATGAATAATTTGACAGTATATGCTCCTTTACCTCATCTCCGACACAATTTGACAGATAAAAGTCGTATGCAGCTACAAACTCTTTTCCAAAGTGTGGAACCTTTTTTTTGATTTTTCGCAAAAATTCTATATTGCGTGAACAAATGCAATTATCTGTCCTTTGAATAAGGAAATTTAATTCCTCTTTCGTGCACCCTAGAATTTCATGCAAAGAATTTCCTTTGCGAATAATGAATTTCCTTGTTTGCTCACGCACTAAGTCAGTCCATCCTACCTTGATCAACTTTTCAATTTGTGTATGTTTATAATAAAAAGTCAACCAATTGCCTATTATATGTGTGTCTCGAAAATAGTCTTTCATTTTATCAAAACAACAATACTCATAAGGAGTTCCTTTTAACTTCTCAAGAAACTCTTTTTCTGAAAACGCATTATACAAAAACCAGGGTTCTCTTTCTTCAGAAACATATCCATATATGCCTTTAATAACCACATGTTTCTGCATATTTGTATCGTATGTTGTTAATCTAGCTTTTCTTATCATATCCCGAAACATTTCTGTTGTTTCTATTTTCACTTCTTTATTGTTGAATTTTCGGTGATGTATAAAATACTTCACCATCACCCTATCGCCTATAACATCAACGCAATTAGTCCATTCTAGTTGCGTTAAGTTGTCATACCACTTTTGATGATAATAACCATCTGCCTTTGCAGTTAGATTCTTATGACAGAAAGGACATTCATATTCTTTATTATTTTTTAGTAATTTATAATCCATATTGTCTATATTTCTCTGACAACATGTCACAAAACTCCTATGTGCCTTTTTATTATAAAAAAGATAGTCTTTATTGTTGTAATAAAACAGACCATCTACAAACTTTTTATAATTATTAGGCATTCTAAATTCATTAAAGAATTTTTCATCTTCTTTCGCTTGCTTTAAAAATGCCTGAGTTTTGCCAAGTTTCCGTTTTTCGCTATTGACAAAATAAATATCTTTGATAGCTGTACTTACATCGTTGTAACCTAAATTTTCTATTATTCTTTTGCTTGTAGCATCTACAAGCCGTAATTTTTTATAATACCCTATATAATGAAAAGGGTCGCCAAATACAAAATTTAGCCTTTTTATATCTGTCCTTAATGCCAGCATTTCTTTGTCATCTTTGTTTATGAAGTATCTAATATATGGTTTTCCATTACTATAATAGATGTCGATAACTACAATATCGTCAACTTCAAAAACTTTTACAGGCATTTCCCTTTCGTTTTCGTTGGTGGCTGTAATGTTTTCTGTGCGATGTATTGCTTTTAATTTTTTCTTATCCATTTCATTTTGCCCTCCTTAACTAAAAAAACGACAGTTGACCATCGTCATTTTCCTTTAACTTGAGTTTAGGTGCATTTGCCTTTGGTTTTGCCCATGATTCAGGCTCTTCTGCTCTTATATAATCTTCTGCCCACTCGTAAAACTCGTTTATATCTGTGCATAAATAATAATTACTAGAGAAGTTGTTGCTAGAGTGGTGGTTTTCAGTTGCCTTTTTTCTGGCTTGATTCGTAATGTATTCACACAAGCCTTCTAAAGTTTTCTTTTCACTTAAAAAATCTTCTTCCAACCCTTTATCTTCTGCAAATCTGTTTTTGAAGTGATTAATCCATTCTTCTGAGTGGAAAACAGAGTTGAAAGATTCATCAGCTAATTTTTGTTTAAATTTCTCTATTCCTCCCATAATATTTTCCTTTCTAGCAAAAAGGACGCACCCCTTTTACAGAGTGCATCCCTTGCTTAATAAATTATACTTAACAAATTATACTTCATCATCTACCTGGCTTTCGCCAAAATAGGCAACATTTCTCTTGCACCATGAGTCATGATACTTCATTGACATTAAGCACTTGAATAAGGCTTTACTTCCCTTTCTTACTCTTTTGCCAGCTTTTAACCACTGCTGGTAAGTTTTCACTTCTTCCTTAATACCCAATTCTTTTATCTTGGCTGCCAAGACCTCTGCATTTGTCTTTGGTTTTGTACTTGTATTTGCCTTTGCCTTTGGTTTTGTATTTGCCTTCTTTTCTGGCTCTGGCTTGATGTTTAACTCCTTCAGGAGTGCATCGTAAATTGCCTTGTATTCTGCGTTTTCTTTCTTGCTTAATACTTTGATAAAAGGATTTTCATTCTTTATTGCCTTCTTGATTCTATCAGTGAGTTCTATGGCTTTTTCAATGCACTCTTTTCTTGTTTTCGCTATATGAACCGCTAAGCCTGTTGTTAATTCATAGATTGACCACTCACTATTTCTCTTTTCAATGGCATAGTAAACGCCATCATTTTCTAAAATCTCGCCATTATGAATGGCGTTCTCACACATTGGCTTCATGAATGATACGAAGCCTTTCTTCTTTGCTACAGTTTTCATATTGTTTTCCTCCTTTGTGTTTGTCATAACATTAATCCTCCTTATTATTTTTATATTTTTAGTTCTGTATTACTTAAAGAAATTTATCTTCTTTTCTTTTGAGTTGTAATAATATACATTATCCGAAAGAAAATCCGCCTGTGCTACACATGTTTCATTTACATTTCTTACCATATCGTAGATATCCTCCTTATCCATCGCATTTGCTGGAATAATAATAACTTCATGGATAGACGATGGCAAAATGACATAATCCCCTCCGAAAATATCAGATATTTTCTGACAAACTTCTGGATAGGTTATCATCGAAGCTCCAAACATTTGGTCTTTGTTTGTTACCACATAAAGAGGGTATTCTCCATCAGAGATAGTTGCCTGGTCTAAATCGAATCCATTCCCCATTAAGAATGAAAACATTGAACCAAACTTAACGGTATTTTTTGCATTTTCCCTTGCATAAAAATCAAGTTCTTCTGCTGTTTTTCCGTATTTTGTCGCTAGATTATTCGTAATAGGCACTGATGCATCTTCGCCTATTCTAATATGGAATGTCTTTGACAAATCCGCAACATTTATGTGCGGTCTATCTTCTAATAAAGTCGCATTTTTAGCAGTATTAATCAGTTTTGAAAAAATCTTATCCTTTACATCTTCAAAAGATAAAAGAGATTCAGTATCAAATTTTCTATACTTTGATGCTGACATTTCATTGATATAATTGTTTGCAATCTCTTCAACAACCTCTGCAATATTTTCTCCATTATTAACTTTTTCTAACGCTTTGTTTAAATATAGAACTGGAGCAACAGTTTCATTACCTGACTTTGGGCGTACTGTAACACCCTCATAAGTAATGCCATTTTCCTTTGTTACAGTGCTAAAATGTACTGTATATTCTGGCATTTCCCTTTCGAGTTTTTCTTTTACCTCATTATAAAATTTTTCTTTTATCATATCGTTTTCCTCCTATAAAAAATAAATTTCCCTTGTATACCAATGTTTCATTTCCCTTGTATACTTGTACAAATATTTCATTTCCCTTTCCCTTTATCTGGGATTAGGGTTATCTGCCTTGTTCTACAACAGTCCATGCTCTTTCCCTACTGTTTTAGCCCAATTGTATCTAGATTCGTCATACTTAAAATCTTCAATGGTGAATCCATATTCTAATAATTGTGAAAGAGCATCAGCTTCGTCCCAGTTTTCTTCTTTAAAATGTTCTATTTGTGCCTCAAGTTCATTTGGCACGTCAAAATCATTTTTCGTTTTACAAATTATAACTGGGCGTGGTTCTTTTTCTCCATGTATATTAACCTTATACGCAAAAATGATTTCATTAGCTTCATTTGCTTCATACTCACCATTATCAATAATGATACGGTCTCATCATCGTTAAAATTATTTAATAATTTCTTCAAATGTCTTACTGTCATTTTCATCACCTCACTTTCTTGACATATAAGTTACCTAATTGCCAATAATTACTCTTGTTTAACGGTAACTTATTAGTAATTTCATAGGAACGACAACCGTACCATTTGCCATTTTTTTGATAAAAGGCATATTGGTTCTTGCCCTTTACGGGCTTGAACCCTTCAATACGCTCATATATCGAGCGTGTATTATTATCACAAATAATTCTTAATAACATACTTACTCTCTCCTTTCATGTGTATGGCACAATCAAAAAGGACTTGCCATTGAACGACAAGTCCACCATCTTCTTGACATCATGCTTGGGACATATTCTGACTGCCCCACTTCTAACCGTACACTCTCTCAGTCCGTCCTTGCGGACAGATATTGACCTGATAGGCTCTACCCACATTATATCGTGGGATTTATTACGAGCCATTATATGCACTAACATGCCACCGATATTGTATAAGTGCCAGATGACACGTTATACAACACAAAAAATCTCTGGTCCGCAAACCATTGTGCGATTTCTCGCACTTTGGTAGTTACTACATCTACATCCTCTACTTCCAACCGTGCCATTAAGGCACACACTTCATCATAAAACTTTTTACTCATTACATTACCTCCTATCGTGATTATTAATATCCTGAATTGTGGCGAGCGTCGATTAAGATATGCTCAATCTCGCCACTTGACTGAGCATTCATTAATTTGATAATTACAGCATCTTCATACTGCAATTCTTCTGCCGTCTTAACGGCATCATAAATCTCACTTAATAATTCTACCATGTTAAATTACCTCCTATCTGATATACTTCCTAGACACAGTTTTTACAAACCATGCCAAACCTTTTTTGTTGCTCTCATTTACCCATATAACAGATACTTCATATCGTCTACTATGTGGGTATTCTCCTGTCACGCAAATGTGACTAGGGAATTTTCTTAATAATAAATCTTTAGTGTCTTCCGACACTTCACCCAAATAAACTAACATTGCTACCATCCTTTCTTCTTGTATATATTCTGTACGTGTACTGCTTCTGCCCACTCAAAAAGCAAAAACAACCCAATCCAAACAACGATACCAATAATAAATGGAACAATTAACACACATATTCCCAACACTACCTCTATTATTGTTGGGATTACAAAAAAAGCATATGCGTGTGCATATATATACTCTCCTATTACCTCTTTCATATTCCTACTCCTAACTGTATAAATCCTACTACTAACTAAGTTTGATGTTACGAGCATCCGTGAGTTCCCACATAAACAACCCAGGTTCGACCTCAACTTCACTATTCTGGTATATTGCAAACCAAGGTTCACAATATACTTTTTTGTGGTTTTCCCACTTGTGGTTATATACATGGAGCATATACTCCGTATTATAACCATTATCATCCTTTAATGTTTCTTCTAAGGCTTCATAAACCTTTTTCATCTTTCCAAACCATATCTCATCTTGAATCCACTCTTCATCATATAGAGGGTGACTTTTCACAAAGTCCCCAAGTTTTCTTAATAATTTCATAGCCTCATTACTAATTATCATATTCTTTACCTCCTCTAATCAATATACTGGCTTTTCCATGCCAAAAGCTCATCGTAATTGCACTGGCACAAAAATGTGCCATTTTCAAAAATGTTTACTCGTTCTTTCGAGTAAATAATCCAGCTATATTTATCTCTCTCTAACATACTCTCTCTCCTTTCGGGGTTTTTTAAAAAAGCCTTAGTTATCACATATACATAACAACTCTGGGTTTTTTAAAAAAGCCCTAGTTATTACACGACACGTAACTCCTGGGGGTTTTTAAAAAAATCCTTAGTTATTACGCATGCGATAACTAGATCTATCCCAAAAAAATTTTCAATTGCGACACCAAAAGTTAACATCGGGTGTCTACCAAAAAAAATTGCAATTAAAAAGGACTTGTTATCATAATGATAACAAGCCCCAAAACCTAAATTTGATTAATAACTAGCACTCAATTAATACTTTATCGCCGTTTCGCAAAATAACATCGTGTTTAGTAATATGAGTCGGTAAAGTGTTCACATATTTTTCAATATCCTTTTTATCCTTAAACAATGTTACATTATAATATTTGTCACCTTTTCCATAATTCCAAAAAGCTGTGATAACCTTATCCTTAGGCAATGTGTCTTTGATTATAGTATTAATCGCCGTTCTAATTAGAGTGTAATTGCTTACTTTAATCATGTAAAATGTTCCTTGTAAGGTGCTAGCGTCATTTTTATTAATTCTAGGATTTTCGACTTTTACTATATCATAGTTAACTTTGTTGCTATTGTTGACATAGCGGTATTTTGCAATTTGACGTTCCCTTGCACTTGCTAAATTGTCGATTTTCTGTTTTTCAATTTGTTCATTTCTGCCAATTTCAAGTGGATTATCATCTAATATAGTTGGATTATAATCCATGACCTTCGCAAGGATTTCTAAAAATTCCTCGCTTGTAGTACACTTAAGCACTAGATACTTTTCGATATTCTTTTTTTTCATAAGTAACCTTCTTTCTACCTGCCCGCGCATATATATATTTACGCGTGAACGGGATTTTATATTGTTTTGTTTTGTTTGTTCTCATCCCTTCGGGATGGCATTGTTTTTCCAACGATGCAATTGCAGAATAACGCGAACTACGATTTATTGCAAATAGTGTTTTTCCAAACGCACATTTGTTTTATCAAAATTTGAGGCAAGATATGGGGCTAGAAAATACCGAAAATACGCCATTTGTGTTATTCCAGGGAGGAGCTACCTTTTTCACATATACGATATAATTCTTTTCAAACATACGAAATAGAGAGTATAAGAATAATATATAAGCAAAGTAAGTACGTAGATTGCATAATATTTTCAATATAGATATATATGTGAAATAATATATAACATATTACAACTAGATAATAAACTATAAATATAGAATATAGAATATATAAACATACCAGAATCAATATATAAGTATACCAGTATTAATAACAATATATAAGTATATCAATATTAATATGGTATATAAATATAAATATGTAGAATAATAGCGTAAATAAAGGGTTTAAGAGGATTTTTCCAAAAATCTTAAAAAGGAATTAGAATTTTTTCGAAAAATTACAAAGAATGGCGTAAATACGCGGTTTTTGATTTCTAGAATACTAACCAAAAAGATAATATTTAGATACCTTTTTTCGAAAAATGTTTTAAAACCAGCGTATTTATAGGTATTACAGAGCGTCACTGTATAATGGATAAAGAATAAGGGAAGGAATACATTCCTGAGTGTAGTCCTTCGGTTAGGGTTTAGGTTGTGAAAAAAGGAAGGTCAAATTCCGAGTTTTGCCCGTGGTTGAGGGATTTCTTTAAATTTTCAACTTATCCACAACTAACTGTATTATTACACTTAATACAGTTTAGATTTGACAAATAAGCAAGTAAGTAGTATAGTATTTAGCACATTTGAGGAGGTGGTCAAAATCAGGGTATATGTAGTAGATGATATAATGGGAAGTGGAAAAACGAAAAGTGCAATTCAGAAGATACAAACAGAGAAGAGGAAGAAATTCTTAGTAGTAACGCCATACTTATCGGAAGTAAGTCGGTATAGTGGGGAGTGTCGAATGATAAGTCCAAAGGGTGATAGTAAGATAGAGAATGTAAAGTGGTTGTTGTATCAAGGAGTAGATATAGTATGTACTCATGCGTTATTCCATAAGTTTGACAATGAATGTAGGAAGATGATACAAGACAGAGGATACACTTTAATAATGGATGAGTGTATCAATCCAGTAGGTAAATACAAGACAGATTTAAAATTCAACCAGAAAGACTATAATGAGTTAAAGCGAGTAGGTTTAATAGTAGAGAGTAGGCATGGTATACAATGGGTAGGGCATCCGTTTGGAGCGTTTAATAGTTTAAGGAATGCGATGAAGATACGAGATTTGTATTATGATGAGGGGCAGTATTTTTACTCAATGTTTCCTATCAGGATGTTTTATGCTTTTAGGGAAGTATATATATTAACGTATAAATTTGAAGGGCAGCCACTCTCTTGGTACTTTAAATTAAATGAAGTAAAGTATAAGAAGATGTGGGTTAAGAATAGCAAATTTACCCTAGAGAGTCAAAGTAGGCATTTAAATCTAGAATTATTTAACATAATCAATAAGCACAAAATAAATGATATAGGGAGTAAACCGAGGTCTTTATGTAAATTATGGTATGAGAAAGCTAGTCCAGATCAACTAGAAACGCTCAGGCGAAACACGCAAAATTATTTTAATAAGGTGGTAACGAGCAAGAGCAAGCAAAACATGTGGACTACTTTTATGGACTACCAAGAGCAGGTAAGTGGTGGAGGGTACAAACTAGGTTTTGTATCATTAAATATGCTAGCCACTAATAAATATTCAGACAAGAGTTCTATAGCATATTTAGTAAATAGATATGTTAATCCGTATGACAGAAAGTTTTTTGCTAGTTATAATGTAGAGATAGACGAGGATGAATATGCCTTATCAGAAATGCTACAATTTATATGGCGAAGTAGAATCAGGAAGGGCGAAACTGTAAATATATATGTACCTAGTATCAGAATGCGTACATTATTTAACACTTGGCTCTTGAATTTTAATAGTTAATCGGTTATTATTAGAAGAAGAAGTATTTTTAGAAAGTGGGTGATTGTAATTAGTTTAAAGATACGCACATTTCATGCTGCAACATTGTACTTGTATAATATAGGTTTAAGAGACCGATATGATTATACAGACGCTATGTTTTGCGACAGTTTGTTTAGTAGACATATGCCAGAGATACAAAGCACAAAAGACATAGTATGTATCAAATTTAATTTTGGTACTAGGGATTTTGCTGACGAAATGCGACACATAAAAGCATTAAAACTAGATGATGAGCGAAAGAATGAATTACTAGAAAGATGTACTAAAAATTCTGATAAGTATGTCAAAATAAGTAAGGAAGAATTACGCAAAATGTTTTATGAGAATGGCGTAGATATTAAATATTATAATGATGAAGTAATTCATTATAAGATGTTGTATCGTAATCCCTCTAAAGCCAAGACAGGTCAATGCATGTTTATTAGAGCAGAATTATACGATAAGGCGCATCAGTGGTTAACAATGGGTTTACGCTTACCACAAGAAAAAGCTAAAATAGTTGAATTATCAGCTTATGCCCCACTCTCCACTTCTACTATAGAAGGTGTTGTACATATTCCAGTCAATGACGTAGTAATTTTAAATGATAAGGATAGTTTATATAAAACTATGGCTGAGGTTGTATATTCCGATGGGGAACAATGTCATGTTATAACGGAAGAGCGAGATGTATGCAATACTGTGTGGGATGGTATGGCATTAATTGATATTGATAGTTGTCCTGATTGGATAAATGGTATGTGCTTATTGCGTAATCATTTTTTTAAGGCTTGTGCTTTTAAAACTAGGATGCAAATGTTTTTTAAGGATTATTACGGTGCTGAGTATGATACTGCTACTATTACAGATATGTTTGGTAATACACATCTAGTAAAGGATATAAAGATTATTACTACTGATAATGCAATTAAGTGGAAAAAGTTTATGGATATAATGGGCGATAACCCTTATGCATATTGGTGTGATAAAGTAAAGGCAGATGGCGAATACTGGGGTATTGTTAAAACTGACCACACTTCTAAACTAGGTAATGTGCAACAAATGAGTTACCAGATGGTTAATACTATACCTTGCACTAAGGATGAAGTAAGGGATGTTGTAAGCACTACTGTTAAATATGTGGAATTACTAAAAAAAGATAGTGATGAATATGAAAAGTTTTTAAGAAAAAATGCAACTTTAGTAAATCATTATGAAATGCTGGCAGACTTGTACCACCACTACCCTACAATCGCTAATAGCGATTATTTTAGAGAAGAGAAATGGCGTATCATTCAAAGTTATGTTACTAAATTGCGTTCAGGTAAAATAATTGTTGAAGGAGATAACCTAACTACTTGTGGTAATCCTTATGCTTTATTGCTGTATAGCGTAGGCGAAAATTGGCAAGCAGACCCTACCCTATGTCAAGAAACTGGTGTAATTCAATGTTACACTAGAAGATTTAAGGATGGCGAGTATCTCGCAGGGTATCGTTCCCCACATAATAGTAGCAATAATATAATTTACTTGCATAACCACTACTCTCCTGAGATGGATAAATACTTTGCATTTTCACAAAACATAATAGCCATAAATAATATAGGCACAGACTTTCAGGATAGGAGTAATGGTTCAGATTTTGATTCAGACTTTTTATTTGTTACTAACCAAGAAGTATTAGTAAAGAGTGCTAAACAATGCTACGAGGAATATCCTACAGTAGTAAACGAAATTGCTGAAAGTGGTTTAACCTATAATAACACACCAGAAGATTTTGCAAAGATGGATTCCAATATGGCTAAAGCACAAAGGGATATAGGGGAATCATCAAACCTTGCACAAATTGCAGTGAGTTTATATTGGACTGAATTAGCAAAAGAAAAGCCTGATATGCAAGTTGCTAGGCAATTATATGAAAACTTTGTTATTTTAGCTGTTATTGCTCAAGTGGCTATAGATGGCATAAAGCGTTCATATAACATTGATACTGCCAAAGAAATAAAACGCATACGCAATATGGAATGTATGCAATCAGGTCATGCCCTACCATACTTTATGAAGTATACAAAAACCGTAAAGACTTCCAAGAATGGCAGATCGCTACCATACAACGAGGTTAAGAAAGAGCGTAATAAAATAAAAGAGAAAATTAATTACGACATTCAATGCCCTATGAATTATGTTCAGGATTGGTTAAACTGTATTGCTAAAACTCCACGTACATCTGCTGATTATATAGGGTATTACATTACTGATATTGATGAATTACCAAAAGTAAATCGTAGGCAAGGTCATAAGATAAAAACTATTGCTGAAAAATATTATAAGACTTGTCAATTAGTTGCTATGGATGGTTATGATGAAGAGGTTATGTTAATGGAAATACAAGAAATAATAGATGCATTAAAAAAGTATAAAATTTCTCTTCACACTATGCATTATGTAATAAGAGCTACTCTCGAACCAAAGTATAGGACTAAACGCAAAAGTAAACCAGGCACAACCGAAATTCGTAGTAAGGAATTTTTAACATTAGGTAATAAATTAATGAATATATTGTACCTATCCAATAAAGAAAAATTTCTTAAATGCTTTACTAACTACACTAGAAAATCCAATAAACTATAAATGTAGTTTATAGAAAATTCTAATAAACTATAGATATAGTTTATTACACAAGTACATGAGGAGAAATATAGTAGATACTATTCAGAAAGGATAAAAGGATTATATGGATTATGGAGTAACACAAAAGAAACTTGCTAAGTTAACAGCAAATAAACATGGTTTAACAATCAAAGAAACTGCTAAATATTTAAAGTGTATTAATAGCAGTATACATGATTTATTGTTAGAAGGTCATAAAGTTAGATTCGAAGATTTCTATATTTATTTACAGAAAGTAGAGCCTAGAACAAGGTACAACCCTTATAATGGCGAACGATATGACGCAGGACCGACATACATATTAAAAATTAAACCACTTCCAACATTCGATAAACAACTAAAAGCGAAAAAAGATTAAAGACTTTTTTCATGTACCTCCTATAATGCAAAGGGATTACCAGTTTTGGTAATCCCTTTTTTAACATTTTGGAAATTGAAAGGATTGATAGGATAATGGGTAAATTAGAAAGAGCACCAGAAAACAATTCTATTGGTAGAATGAGTGCCGCTGGTGTTAAAGCACGATTTAAGGAATTTGCACCAACGTATAATAAGATACTAGATAATGAATTAGTTTTTTGTCATACTTGTGGAACATGGAAAAATAAGATACATTTTTATAACTGTAGATGGTGCGTAAGTGGTTTATATCCCATTTGCAAAGAATGTCTATTAAACATGGCGTGTGACTATGACGAAAAAAACAAAAAGTATATAGATAACAAAGAGAAAACAATAAACGTTTTTCGTATGCTTGATAAACCATTTTTAGAGAGTGTATACCAAAACTCTGTTAAAATTGTTACTGAAGCCTCAGGCGAAAAAAATAGAAGTACAGCTTATCAACAAGCAATAACAACTATACAAGCCATGCCATATTATAGGGGCATGACCTTCAAAGACAGTATTATAGAGCAAGACACATCTCACATAGACGAGCAATTTGAAAATGAAAATGAATTATTAAATAAAGCAAGGGAACATTTTGGAATAGATTATCCCGTTAACGACTTAATATTTTTAGAAAAAGAATATGAAGATTGGATAAGCAGGTATCCATGTGAAAATAAATCACAAGAAATACTATTTGAAAGTATATGCTTTACACAATTAAATATAAATAAAAGTCAGCGAACAGGAAAAGATACTAAGGAATTATTAAAAACTTTACAAGACTTAATGGCATCCTTACAAATAAAACCATCTCAAAATAACAGTAATTCATTAACAGACGCGAAATCATTTGGCGAAATGATAGATGACTGGGAATCAACTCAACCTATTCCTGAACCATCAGAAGAATTTAAAGATGTTGATAAAATAGGTTTATATATAGATGTATTCTTTAAAGGTCACTTATCAAAGATGATGAATTTCAAAAATGGCTTTAGCAGATTATATGACACATTTATGAAGAAATTAACGGTTAATAAACCAGAATATACAGAAGATTCTGATTCAGAAGAAATCTTTGATAAATTATTTGGAGATCAAACAGATGTCTGATAAAAAAAGTGTTGTAGAATTAGAGGCTGCTAAAGAAAAGAAAATAAAAGAAACAGTTGCATGGAGAGCTGGTTTTTATAGATGTAATCCACAAAGATTTGTTGCTGATTTTTTACAAATTAAATTACGAACATTCCAATCAATATTAATATATGCCATGATGCATAATCATTATTTTATGATGATAGCAGCAAGAGGAATGGGTAAAACATTTTTAACTGCATTATTTTGTTGTGTAAGATGTATACTTTTCCCTGGCACGAAAATCGTAGTATGTTCAGGAACATTAAAGCAAGCGAAAGAAGTATTATTAAAAATACGAGAAGAATTAATGCCCATGAGTCCTATGCTACGAAATGAAATTGAAGATGTAAAAATCACATTAAATGAAAATATTATAACATTTAAAGGTGGTTCAAAAGGTGGTTCATGGATACAAGCGGTCACAGCCACCGAGACAGCTAGAGGTAAAAGAGCGAATATATTGATACTAGACGAGTTTAGATTAATACCTAAACCAATGGTAGATTTAATATTCAGAAAATTTTTATCAAATCCAAGACAACCAAAATATTTAGATAATCCAAAATACGCTCATTTATTGGAAAGAAACAAAGAAATATATTTAACATCAGCCTATTTTAAATCATCATGGGCATGGGATAAATTAAAGGCGTATGTCGTTAATTTCTTTAATGACAAGAAAAAATACTTTGTATGTGGTTTACCATATCAATTAAGTATTAAAGAAGGTTTATTAATGCGAGAGCAAGTTGAAGATGAAATGTCTGATATGGACTTTAATGAAATAGCCTTTGAAATGGAAATGGGTTGTATGTGGATAGGCGAATCGGGAGATAGCCTATTTAAATTTGATATTGTTGATTCATGTAGAGTTCTATCCTCTGCTTTTCCAACATTAGGTGAGGGCAAGATACCACCTGTTAAGTTAGGTAACAAGCGAATATTATCACTCGATGTAGCGTTAATGAGAAGCACATCTAGAAGAAAGAATGACGCATCAGCCTTTTGGATAAATGATTTAGAGCGAGTAGATAACACAAGTTACCACAGTAATTATAGATATTGTGAAAGTTTTGAAGGACTAACTACAGATGAATTAGGCATAATAGCCATGAGATATTTTTATGAATATGGTTGTACAGACTTTGTATTAGATACACAAGGTTTAGGAATTGGTGTTGCTGACTTTATCGTTAAAGACCAATATGATAAAGTAACTGGTAAAACATATAAAGCCTTAACCTTCATTAATAGTGATGATATGGCATGTAGATGTAAAGTACCTGATGCTAATAAAGTAGTATGGTCAGTAAAGGCGAGTGAGGCATTCAATAATAGAATATGTGTTATGTTAAGGAATGCATTACAAAACAAGCGAATTAGTTTATTAAAATCTGAAACATACATTGAGGAAATGGTAAAGAATTATAGCAAACTAGAACCAATGAAACAAGCCTTAGTGAAGAAACCATACTTAAACACTACTTTTGGTGTATACGAATTAGCAAAGTTAGATCATGAATATAAAAATAATTACATTAAAGTAAAGCAAGTAGATGGAATGCGAAAAGATAGATACTCTTCTCTTGCTTATAATAACTGGGTAGTTGACCAATTAGAAACACAACTAAAACCACAAAAAGAAAAAAATAAAGATAAAAAGAAATTATTTTCTTTCAGAGCACCTAGAAGTGTAAAAAGATTTTAAAGGAAAGGAGAAGCAAACTTGGAAGAAAAGAGAAAAAAATATATGACTCGTGAAGAAATGATTAATTTTGCACGAGAAATCAGAGAATTACTTGAAAGAAAAATTGAATCAAATTCAAGTAGAAGGCAGTATATGCAGTACACTAAGGATTTGATTAAATTGTATGTGCGTTCTCCTTTTGCTAATCAGAATAGATTACGAGATGTATCAAGATTTATATGTAGAAATTCAATGGTATATCAGAAATTAATATCTTATTATGCAGCCATGCCACTCTTCTATTATAATATTACACAGACGAGTAAAGTTGAAGGTGCAAAAGATGTTATGCTAAATAATTACTTTGCTATCTTGAAACGCTTTGAAAAGTTTAAATTAAAAAAGGAAGGCTATAATGCATTATACTTGGCAATTAGAGATGGAATGTATGTAGGTTATACATATGATTCAGAGGAAGATGGAATCTTTTGTATGCCCCTTGATTGTCAGTATTGCAGAATATATGGAAAGAATGCCGCAGGCGAATGGATTGTATATTTTGATGCAACCTTTTTTGATAAAGGCGATAACACTAATTATATTTATGGTAGTGATGGCAAAGGACATGGAGCATGGGATAAAGTATTTATAGATGGCTATAAAAAATATAAAGCGTTAGAAGAATTTGAAGAAGATGGTGGTTTGGAATACAGATGGTTTAAATTGCCACCAGAAAAAACCTTTACGCTACTAACTTGTGCAGAGGATGAGTATGATTGTCCTCTGCCTTATTTTTTGCCACTTTTTATTTCATTACTTGACTTGTTAGATTTAGAGCAAATAATTTTATCAAAGACAGAGTTAGAGAATTACAAGTTGATTGTCAATAAAATTCCATTATTAGGTGGGGATAATGTAGATGATTTTGGTATATCTGAGGAATTAGCGGCATTATATACATCCTATATGGAGGCAGTTGTACCTGACTTAATTGGTGTAACTAGGTCGCCAATGGAAGTTGAAGTTGTTAATTTTGAAAACTCTAATTCTTCAAAAGATACAGACGCACTAGCAAAGTCGATGTCAAATTTATTTGATAATGCAGGTGCGGCTCAGTTAGTTGTAGCAGGTGGAAGTAATACTTCTAGTGCTGGCTTAAAATATGCCATACAGAATGATGAATCTACTTGTTGGATATGGGTAGAGAGAATACAATCATGGCTAAATTTCTTTATACACGAAAATATATCCCCTGATGTTGAATTAGTTATCCATAAGATTACATGGTATAACAGAACAGAGTATATAAACGAGAAAAAGGATGCTGCTACATTAGGTGGCTCAGCGTTAGACTATTTAACATCAACTGGCGATACACCATATTTAGCATACCAAAAGATACTCTTTGAGAATGCTATAGGCATTAAAGATATAATGATACCTTTGCAATCAAGTTATCAGATGGGGGTACAAAAAGGTGGTGCTCCTGAAAAAGATGAAAGCGATTTAAGTGAAGAAGGCGTTGAACAAAGAGATAAAGAAAAGAACGGTATTTCAGAGTCAACTACCCACCCACTAAAGTGAGTGGGCTTGTAACTATCCAGTAGTCTGAACGACCTGCGGTCTCCTACTTTTGTTACAAGCGAGCTTGCTGATGTTACATCACGGGACGGTTGACAACGCCCCTTGCAAAGGAGATGTGCTCCGATGCAACTGCAACGGTACTTAATTCCCATGCTTGCAGCTAAGATGGTTATTTCAACACTTAAGATTTTACATTCCAAGTGATTAGTTGGAAAAACCTCATATCTTAACTTGTCAATGTTCAAAGAGTGCCTTCAGTAACAATGGTTACCCAACGGTTTTCTCTATGGTAATATTATAACACAAAATCTTACTTTTGGAAAGGAGAAGTGGCTTCTCCCACCCGCTAAAGCAAGTGGGTTTCCGCCATTAGGTATTTATATGAAGAAATTTTTAATAACGAAACGAAAAGATATAGCTGAGGAATTAAAGAAACTAGGCTATCAATTCCTAACGGAAAATGCTGGCATAATAGTTTTCATTAATTCATCAGACTTAAAATACGAATTAGAAGGGGTAATGGAAACGAATTCATTATTCCTTTAAAAGAAAGCAGGTGTTGAAATGTCATATAAAATCATGACTAAGGTAGAATCGAAAGCAGACAACAATTCTACATATAAATATTTAAAGATTACCGATGCAGAGGGTAATATAAATATTTTTGAAGCAGAAACAATAGCCGAATTAAAAACACAGGTTGAAAGTATGTTGAATGATGGCGACTACGCAAAGTCGGATTTCATATGCATAATGCCTGTAGATTATGAAATTGATACAGACTTAGAAGAAGGGGGTTGAGAAAATGGCATATTGGATTGATCAGAGTGCTTTATCAATAAGTGCAGGTGGAAGTAGAGTAATTCCATTTTTATGCGATACAGATGAAGATGTTGCAAATCTTCCAACATCCTCTTCTGAGGGTGCGAAACAAGGGAATGACGAAACCTCTTGTAAGAAATGTGCTAAAGGGTCAGATTGCTTGGCTATTAAAAGTGCCAATTATTATGTACTGAATTCTAATGATGAATGGGTATTAGTAGGAGGTGCGTAATGAATATTAAATTTTTATTAGCAAAGATAATCAAAGCGTCAACTGCAATTGATGATGTTATTAATAAGATAGGCACAACCGATATATCAGAGATTGGAGATGGTACTCTTACAGGTGCTGTTGTTGCTTTAAAAGATTTAGTAGATGTACTTCCAAAATTTGACATTGAACTTGTAGACGAATTACCGACAACGGACATATCTTCCACTACTATTTATTTGGTATTGGCAGAAGATTCAGAAGAAGGTAATTTATACAGTGAATATATTTACTATAATAATAAATGGGAATTATTAGGTACTCAATCATTTAGCCTTGATGATTATTACACAAAAACTGAAGTTGATAACAAAATTTTAGCATCCGCCGCAGATGACATTACTGAGCAAGAATATGTTGATATTTTTAACAATACGCCACCTCTTGATGGTGCGAATGAGGAGGGATTCTAATGATATGGTACGTAGTTGGAGATACCCTTACTGATATTGCAAATTCTATAAGAAATAAAGCAGGAACTACTGGTTTAATTAAGGTTGAAGATATGGATGACGCAATAGATGATATTGAGATAAATACTGGAGGGGCTAAATCGGGAATAAGACATTTCTTTGATGGCACAAATACTTTATATAATATACCAGTTTTAACAGGCATAATAACAGAGGAGGAATGATAAAATGAGTTCAAGACTTTCAATTCCAGCTGTATCAAGTGGTACAGTAGCAAATATATATACTTATTTACAAAATAATGATACAACAAGTTTTGTAAATATTTTTGGTGATTCAGATTGGTCAATAATAGAAAACATTGCTTACTATAAAACTTTACCTGTGTTTAGCGGAACTAAAGTCACTAGTTCTGGTGCGTCACACAATGATATAAATTTATTAGGCAAGAACGACTCTATGATGGTAAAACTAGGCGGAGATAAAGCAGCAAAAGCAACTGGTACAAGTATTGCGGATGCATATGTTTATATTTATAATTTTAGTTCTTTTATAGTTATTTGTTTTGGAAATGATTTTATTAATTATAAAAATGCTAATTTTAAAGGAGTTACTCCATGTTCATCTATTGTTTTGATTGATAAAACAAATTCAGAATTATTTGTTACCAATTCGAATACATACTATAAGAGCGATGGCTTAGGTTATTATTATAATTTTGATTATCCATCTACATTCATCGGTGGATTACCAGCAATAAAATTTGGTGGTGCTGAACCTATTTATACTAATACTGTATTGATGGATGGTGATGCCGATTATTATCATCAAAGTTGGAGTATGACTTCAAAGAGAACTGTTGATTCAGAAAATGCAGTATTCTATAAACAACTTTTTACAGATGGAACAGAAACAAGTCGTATGTATTTCTTTACAAGTTTTCCAGCAGGTTCAACTTTTGAAACACTACATATTGATAATAAATATTATTTTATCTTACCATATCCTGAAACACAAACTGTACGTAATGCAACAGGCAGTTTAATGGAAGGTTGGTGTGCTTTAGGTATAGATGTTACAGATGATATGACAGAGTAACAATAAAAGAAAGGAGGTTTACTGAATGGAAAATGGTTTCTTAACTCGTAATCAAGGACTTGATATGATTGAAAAAATAACTGGTTTTGTTAAGTCTAGAACTTACGATAGAAATGCAATAGATAATTTATTAGTTGATAAACAAGATGTATTAAACTTTGATAATACACCTACTGAAAACTCAACAAACCCAGTTACATCTGGCGGTGTATATGATGCAATCAGTAATCCTGACTTATACGAAGTAAATATTTTCTATGATTTTACACTGGATGAGTTGAAGATTCCTACAGAATATACTCAAGTAGGTTATGCAGTATATAAGAATGGCGAAGATATTACAAATACGATTACTAACTTTAAAACATTTGTTGATAATTTAAATAATACCAATAATATTTTAAAGTTTTATTCAGTAAAGAGTTCATCTGTTGATACTCCTAATAATCATCGTGAATTATTAAGAAATTATATGAGTTCTACCAATTTTGTTACAATGTTTAATGTCTATAATTCTGATGTAGTAGGTACAATTAGATTTAAGACAGATGAAATTACATGTACTTTTAAAGAAAGTACCATAGATGTAGTGGATAGAATTGTTGAAGATACCTATGGTTGTAATGTTCATATCGTTCTTGATGTTACTGATGTACCAGTTACTGATATTGACTTAAATAATTTAATGTTTGCTAATGTAGAAGATTATGTGCAGACAATTAAATATGCTAAATATAAAGTTAATAAAACAGCGTATAGCTATGATACAGAAGTAACATACACAGATAGCATTGTTAAGTTTATTAACAATGTGTTACCTTCTTTGAATGCTCATTATAATCTTAGTATTACAGTTGATATTATCAAGTCAACTGGCGAAAGCTCTTGGGAAGAAAGAAATTTTTATGCAGAATATATCAATCATGGAATCAATGAGCCATATGATAATTACCTTAAATTATCTCATGATTTTAGCACTTCAGGCGCTAGTGACATATATGATTATCCACAGAATTCAATGCAATATGCAGGTTTAATTGTAGTACCTGGTGTTGAATATCCTGAAGGAACAAGCTATTGTAAAATTGCAAGGGTTGTTGATACAGAATTAACAGAAAATAGTAATAATTATATTACAAGCGGAACAATGTTTGATATTATTGGTAATTATTACACTAAGAGTGAAACCAATAATTTATTAAATGATAAACAAGATGCCCTAACTTTTGATACTGTTCCTACGGATAAATCAGAAAATCCAGTAACTTCTGATGGTATTTATAATGATATACATATGAGTATTGCAGAAGACAGCACTTACGAAAGCGTAAAAACCCTATCAAACTGTGGAGCGTTCCCTATGCTCTCCCTCAAAGTCGGCATAGAGCCAATACAAGAAGGAAGTGGAGACCCAAGTCCAGAGAATGTAAGACATATAAGCGGACATACAGAGGCGAATGTGACGAAATGTGGGAAGAATCTGTTTTCTTACAATAATGGCTTTTATAATATTTATTATACTTCTAATACTCCAACAGGAGACGGTTCTTTTGTAACCTTACAAAATGCAGGGGGGTGGAAGAGTGTTAAGATTAAGGTAAAAGGGTTATCAAAAATAACCATAAGTGGATTTATGAACCAAGGTGGTGTTTATAGTGCGTGGCTAGGTAGTGATGATTTTAATGATGTAATTAGCACTTTTCGATCAATTGATAACAATGGAACAAAACAAGTGCCAAGTGGGGCAGAGTACGTAGTGTTAGGTGTATATAACATACACACTGAGTATGAAACATATCCAAATGCTCAAATCGAGGTGGACGATACCGCGACCACCTACGAACCCTACAACGGACAAACCTACAACATCCAATTCAAAGACGGAGATAACCCACTCACAGTATATGGTGGTAGTCTTGATGTGGTTAGTGGGGTGTTGACGGTGGATAGAGCATACTATAACATTTCAGACATTACATTCTCTGAAAGTGGAAATTATTATAGGCTTTTGGATAATTCAATTCCTTTTGCAAAATCACAATTTTCAGAAGATGGAATATTATCACATTTTAATTACGGTGATAGAAGAGAATGTATTGTTGGAACAACACCAAGTAGTGGACATTATATTATGTTCTATAAGAACAAGGTTGATGCTTTATTATCAATATCTTCTGTGGCAGATTTTAATGCGTATTTGGTTTCTCAAAAAACAAATGGAAATCCTGTACAACTTGTCTACAAATTAGCCACACCTCAAACCTACCAACTTACTCCTACTGCTGTTAAGTCGCTTCTTGGCACTAACAACATATGGGCTGATACAGGGGATGTAGGAGATGTGAGGTATTTTGTAAAAAATGCTGCTTCTGATATAATAACAGCTGTAAAAGATATATGTTATACCAAGAGCGAAATAGACGCAATGATAGGCGATATTTCATCTACCTTAGATACAATCAATGGGGAGGTGGTTTAATGGGTACTATTGCAGATAAATTAAACTATCTTAATACCACAAAGGCGAACATCAAGAATGCTATTATTGAAAAAGGTGTAGAAGTTTCAGATTCAGACACATTTAGAGATTATGCAACAAAGATTGCTGATATTTCAAGTGGTAGTGGTCCATCAGAAATAACCTTATTACAAAACACTAGGGAATTAAGTGCAACTAATGTTGGAAATACTATTACAAAAGTTACCATAGAGGAGGTTACAGAATGATATATTATGATTATGATTTAGAGGGTGAGTATCAGTCTACAGAAAGAGCTTTATCTTTTATCCACGCCATGAAAGAAGTATTATCTGCTTATGATGACACACCTAATTTAGCTGATGAATGGAGATGTTTGTTGCCGTTTAACTATAATGGTACTACTGGATATTTTGGACATTGCCTAATCAATATAGGAAGTAAGGTTATAATTAAAGGTCCTTTTAAAGGTACTGCATATTGGTTTAGAGAGATGATAACATCATTAGAAGGAGAAATTAACAAATCAGCTGCTAGTTATTATGCACAACCTGCTTATATAGGTCATGATTCTAATGGTATAGAACCATTTAAATATCTAAGAGTATATTCTTTAGATGACGGTAAAGTATTTACTTGGTTCACAACTGATGAAATAAATGACAGAAATAATAATGTCTATACATTTAATGATTATGCTGGTAATAAATTCAATCTAATTACATTTATTCAAACTAATGGTAAGTATTTCCCAGTTTTTTCGTCTATGGATTATACATATTATTATAGCCCAAATAGTACATCTATACCTATTCCAGTAAGTTACAGCAACAGAGAATTTCAAGGTCCTATATATTTATATAAACCTAAAAGTTCAGATAGTTCTGATTCATATAATTCACCATATATAAAAGCACTGATTGACACTGTTACACCAGAATTTAATAGCGGAGATTATTACTTATCTAATATTACATTTCCATTTATATTACCAGAATTTTACACATATAATGATAGTTATAGTGGTTTCAGATATGTGCATAAACAGTATACATTCAGTGAATTGAAAGCTATTTATACAGATGGTAGTATAGGAATTAGTTGTGGAAATACTTATAAAATAAATAATGTAGATTATATGCCTATATGTCCAGAAAGGTTAGATGTTTTAACTGAAAATGAATATATGGGTATATTAAGTGCATCAAATAGAAACAAAAGGAATACTATCTTAATGATGCCAGTAGGTACAAAAGGGAACTAATTTACTAAATACACATTGTTAATACAAATACTACATAATCCCCTACTTTTGTAGGGGATATTTTTATGTGGAGAAAGGAAACTAAATGGAAACAACAACCAATCTTGAATTAAGAAAACCAAGCACATCTGATTATTACGATGTGGATGATATGAATACTAATTCAGACAAGATTGATGCAGCATACAAAGAGATTAAAGACGAAATAAATAATTTAAATATTGGTGCTTGTATCAAACTCGAAAATGGTGTTGCTATTTTTGAAACAATAGCAGCAGGCGGTACTATTTCACGAAGTCATTATGAACAAATTTATAGTGATAGTTTCTACCCTAAATACACAGGTGTGATTATTGAATTAATGAGTTTACGTGGTGAAGGCTCATCTGATTTTACTGATACTATGTCATTAATTGGTAGAGTTGGAGAAACACTTGAAATTAGTAATGCTAATAATACTGTTACTATCAGCATTGCATTAAATACTAATGGTTTTGTTATTACGAATACTGGTACTACATCAATACAGATTCAGGCTAATTTTTACATGCTTAATGCTCGTGTTTAATTAGAGAAAGGAATTAGACAAGTGAAGAAACTTTTAACAATTGAATCGCTTATTAAATTTTGTAAGAAATCCAATTTTACAAGATTTAGTGCGAATGAACAAGGTTATCAGTTATGCGTTCAAGTTCCTACAACATACGAAAAAAAGGATATTGATAATGATTTACTTCTATTTCTAGGAGTATTAGTTTTGCATGACAAAGATAACTTAAATGGAACTAATGTCACTTTTGAATCAGCTGAAGCATGTATGGAAGGAATTAAATATAAACCTATCCTTGCCGCATTTAAAGAAGTTGAAGATGAAGATGGCAACAAAGTTTTAGATTTTATGGGTCATGAAATTGAGGAAGATGAAGATGATGACTCTATTGTTTACATTGAACAGCAAGTAGGTGCATTTACCGCTGATGAACCTACAATGATTTACAACGAGGAAAACGGTAAAAATTATATTTATGCTACTGCTGCTATTCCAAAAGACTATACAAAAGCATCAGAAATTATCGAAAGAAGAGGTGGATGTTCTGGTAGTGTTGAATTGCTAGTGAATGAAATGCGATTTGACGCAGAAAGCAATAGTATCTTTTTAGATAAGTTTGAAGTAATGGGATACACATTGCTTGGAGAAGATGTACTACCTGGTATGGAAGGTGCAGGTGTAAGTATTTTAGATTTTAGTCAGGAGAACAATTCATTGACACGTAGTTCTGCTGATTTAAATATTAAAGAGATTTTAGAAAAGTTTGATAAAAGACTGTCTAAAATTGAAAACTCAGGAAAGGAGGAAAATTCAGTGAGCAAACTTGAAGAACTTTTAAATCAGTATGGAAAGACAGAGACTGACCTAACATTTGAAGTTGAAGGCTTATCAGATGAAGAGTTAGAGAATAAGTTTAAAGAAGTATTCGCAACCGAACCTGAAAACTCTGAGCCTGAGACAGAACCAGAGCCAGAGCCTACAACAGAAAACTATACAATTACATATAGTGTGCTTAATGGCGATAAGGTACTGCATACCTACTCTCTTACTCTTTCTGAAAAACTCGAAGAACTTTCAAGATTAGTGCACGATGCTTACTCATGCGTTGATGATGAATATTATAGAGTAGATGCAGATGAAGATAATCATATACTTTATATGTATGGGTACAATAATAATTATCGTCAGTCATACAGAGAAAGAAATGGTGTATTCTCACTTGTTGGAGAGAGAATTCCAATTGAGGCTGTATGGATGTCAGCAGATGAGAAAGCAAGGTATCAGAGAATGATGGATACATACCCATCAATGTTCGAAAAGTTAGAGAAGTATGAAAGTGAACCTGAGAAGATTAAGATTTTGGAATCAAAGGATTACGAAAATATTTCTGATACTGACGAGTTTAAGAATTTAAAGAACAGAGAAACTTACTTTAATTTATCTGTTGAAGAAGTTCAGAGCAAAGCAGATAGTATATTACTTGAATATGCTAAAAGACATAAAATTGAGTCTAAGCCTGAGCCTGAGAAAACTAAACAGTCATTTGCATTTAGTAAGCATGTAACTGAAAAAGATGATTTTCTTAGTACATTAAATGCAAAAATCAAAAAAAACTAAATCAAAAGAAAGGAATTAAAAGAAATGGCAATATATACTAATTTAGATGAAGTAAACACAAACTATCATGGTATGTGGGAATCTTCTTTACTTGTCAGCACTCTCGCTGGTCATCTTTGGGATGGTCTTGCAGTAGAGGATTTGGATGCTGAAGAAAAGACAGAAATCGCAATTGACAATGGTGTACCAGTTGTAGTTGGTGCATATACAGGAAACGGATTACAGGAGCGTTATATCGCAATCGCCTCTAAAGGAGATAAGATTGGTGTTACAGGTTCACCAGAAGTTATCAAAGATGCATTTACACTCGGACAGTCACAGCCTTATAACTTCTATCATAAGGCAGGTACACTTGCAAAAGTATATCAGGTTCGTGGTGATGAGCATGATGGCGACATCTTTGCAGTAGCACAGTATCAGTTTGTAAAAACTGGAGATACAGATAATGTTGCTGTTGGTAACTATGTTGTAGTTAATGAGGATGGACTTTGGAAAGCAGTTACAAGTAAGCCAAGTGGAGATACATATGGTTTCATTGGTAGAATCCATTCTGTAACAACAAGTGAATTTGCAACATTTAACATGGTTCGTATTGAAGTATTAAAGAATGAATCAGTAGCATAAGGAAGGAGGCGAAAACAAATGAAAAATATTATGTTTTATAGCGACAGAGTAAAGGCTGTTTTTGATAATAACCCAGATAATATTCTTGCATTTGAGCAGTTAGCACTTGATGCATCAAAGAGAAAGTATACAAAGTATTCAGCAGAGGAAACCAATCAGATGATTAGATGTCAGCTTACATCAATTCTTGGTGTAGACTTTGCTGATAAAAATGTTACACAGACAGAGAGAAGACAGGCGTGGAGAGCACATGGTATTGAAGTAAATAGTATCGTTGAAAATATTCTTATCGACAGAATGAATAGTGGTTGGAATCCTAGCAACGCTGCATTCATGAATCTTGTAGAGGATAAGAATATTGCTCTTGGTGATGAAAACGAATTCTTTGTTGAAAGCAAAGGACTTCTTACAGTTTCTAAGTGGGCTGGAAATCATCATGATGTTGTTAGACAGAAAGTAACACCTGGTAGATCGTTCAGAGTTGATACTTCAACATACACTATCAAAGTTTATACAGATTATGTTCTCTTTATGACAGGTAAGATTGATTTTGCAGCACTTATTGACAGAATGTATCAGTCAATGGAACAGTACAGATATTCAAGTCTTTTTGAGGCATTTAAAGGAATGGATACTGTACTTCCTACAGACATGATTCTTACAACAGCAATTGTTACTGCAACAACAGCAGATATTATTGCACACATTGATTTAGTTAAGTCTGTTGCTGGTGTATCAGAAGTTCTTCTTACTGGAACAACTGGAGCAATTAATAAGTTGCAGGCAACTGTACCTTATGACATTTATTCAGAGTCTATGAAAGAAGAATTAAACATGACTGGCAAGATTGGTCATTGGATGGGTAATGAATGTCTTGCACTTGAAAGAGTTAATATTCCTGGCACAAGACAGAGTGTATTTGACGCTAATGACGATAAGAAGATTTTGATACTTCCTAAGTCAGCAACATTCAAGCCTATCAAGCGTGTAAACGAAGGTGATGTTGAGTATGTTGAAAGAGGTCGTGATGGCGAATTACAGGATAGAACTGTTGAAGGACAGTTGAATTTCTGGGAAGGCATCGGCGTTGTTGTTGACGAACTCTTTGGCGAAATTATTGCTACAAATTAAATAATATATATATATGAATAAAAGGAGAATACAGAATGAAAGTTTACGAATTGTCAAAAAAGTTAAACACTAAAAATAAAGATTTAATTGCATTTTTCAAAGACAATGGTTATGACATCTCAAATCATATGCAGAGTTTAAAGGATGATGAAATACAGTTTGCTGAAAGCAACTATTCTTTTTCTATTCCTACCCCAAAAGAGGAAACGCCATCATCAAAAAAGGTTATGCCACAAGATATTGTTAGGACTTATAACCCTAATGATGTAATCCCATGCAGAAGTGTTGTTCCGTGGAAAATTGTTGAAACAGGAATTGACCAGATTACATTATATCGTTGGAATGCATATGGAGATGTTGAATACATAACTTACAAAGATTTACAGTATCTTCGAAGAAGAAGCATATTTAAAGAAGGACAGGTCTTAATTGAAGATGACACACTTTGTGAGTTGTGGAAAAAAGACCTTAGTGGTGCTTACAAGAAGTATTTAAATGTAACTTCACCTGAAGAGTTTTTTGATTTAGATGATGATAAATTTAAAGAAATCCTTAGTAAAGCACCAAAGGTTTTTGGAGATGTTATCAAGCATACTGTAATGAGTATGATACACGAGGAAAACTATCCTTCGCTTAATAAGATAGCAGCCATTGACGAAATTTGTGGAACATCAATTAAAGAATTTATTTAGCAAAGGAGGTGCTATATGACCTCTACTTATGAATCAATTTATTCTCGTTTTTTGTCGATTATATCAGGGTATGATTTAGCATCTCTTTCAGAAGAAGATGCTTACGCATCTATGTATGAATGGTTTACTGCATTACTTGGTAAACCTATCATACGAAAATTATTTTCTAAAATAGCGATTGATGATGACAAGCAAGAAGTTACTTACACATTAGCATCAAGCATTGATGATTTATATGATAAAAATTTTGTGGAAAGTATGTTTGCACATGGAATGGTAGTGGAATGGCTTGGACCAAAATTAGAAACCGAGAACTTAATTAATCAATTCTTTGGAGAAACAGAGCAAAAATTCTATGCTCAGTCTAATCAATTAAGTGCTGTACAAAATTTGTATGAATACTCTAATAAAATATTAGAGAAAAAATATGCAACACAGCATGGCTATTATGCTCCAGTTATGAAAGGAAAATAGTAATGCTCAATATTGAGATTACAGAAAAACAACTCAGTGGCATAAAGAAGAAGATGCGTACCCAAATATTTTTCTTGCTATTGATAGTAGACCCTAGTACAAAAAACGAATATCTCGACATAGATGTAGACAAAACATTTGATGATACTATGTGTAGGATAAGTGGTTTAAATAGCCTACTCTCCTATCCTACTGAAATAATATCAGTATTATCATTATTGCAATCAGCAAAAAATGAGTACCACAATCCTAAGTATAACTTCAGCAGATATAGAAAGTTAATACTAGATGCAGGTGCTGAAGTATTAAAGATAAAGGAGGTGTAATAACAATGCCTTCTTTTGAAGTATTTAAACAAAGAAACAATATTTATAATGGACTAAAACATAAGCGTAATTCTGAGGATATAATGAATAGCACATGGTGGGAAGATATTGCATCAAGACAAGTATACTTATTCGATTATTTTCACGATCCAAGTCCGTTGCAAGCAAATAACATTAATCTTGAAGCCGTAAAAGATTCTTATGTTGCAATAGACGCTAAATTTTTCATGCATGAAAAGCAATCATATTCAAAGGATGAAGTAACTTGTCACATACAATTTAGACCACAGCAAGAATGTAATGTAGATTATTATGATGAAGTGCTGGGTAAGAAGTATAATGCAAATTTTCCTGTAGGCTTATATTGCTTAATTCCTGATGCGAACGGAATATATAATAAATGGCTTATAGTGGCTAAAGCGAATTACAATGTGCTTATGTTTAGAACATTTGAAGTATTACCTTGTGATTATTTATTCCAATGGATTTATGATAACAAGAAATTTCAAATGTTAGGTTGCTTGCGTAGTCAGTCAAGTTATACAAGTGGTGTATGGAGAGATTACAAAACTGAAACTGGAAATGATGTTCAGAAATTTGCAATCCCTCTTAACACATACACCGAGAATTTATTCTACAACCAAAGATTAATCATAGATGCTAAGGTATCGACAGAACCAAAAGCGTGGCGAGTATCTAAGGTTGTACGAACTTCTACACTTGGAATTGCAATATTCACACTAGCACAAGATAAATTTGACCAACATAAAGATTATGTAGAAAGAGACGACTTAGGTAACATAATTGGAATGTGGGCTGATTATTATAATTCAGCCTTACCACCAGTAGAAGAAAAGAAAGAGGCACGACCAGGCGTTAGTGCTGACATCAGATATATTGGTGGAAAGAAACCACAGTTAAAGGTGTATGGCAATTATAAAAAGTTTGAAACGTTATTCAAGCGTAATGACGAACCAATTGATTCGCCTAATGGTGAATGGTGGTTTAGTATGCCTATAGATGGTAGTGATGAATTTCTTGCAAAGTATGAAGATTTAGAAGATAAAGAACACGAAGAATTAACAGTATATACATATGGGAAAATGCTGAATGACGGAACAACCGAAGGATTAATTAAAGTTATATATCCAACTGATGATACTACTCTTCTATCAAATCAAATCAAAGTGAAGTTCATTGGTGATGATAAATACTTAGGAGAATTATTAACAATCAAATTTGTTTCAGAATTTGGAGAGGAAACTGAAATCAAAGTTGAAATTACAAGTTTATAATGAAAGGAGTTTGTGATGAAAATTTCTGAACAAGAGTTAAGCGAACTTCTGAGTTATAAACAACAGAGTAACGAAGATATAGTTCGCTACAAAGAATTGATTAAACATCAATTACTTAAAAGTAACAAAATCATATATCTACTGAATAACAAGGAATTAGAGGAAAACGAAGCTGAGAATGACGAATATTTTAATGTAAATATCTTACCATACTATTTAATTAAACCAACACAAACTGATGTTCAAAACTTTATATGTTATGAAATACAGTTTAATGAAATACCAAGAAATAACCCTGGTATGAAACATACAGAAATTGTATTTCATATATTGTGCGAACAAAAGAATATTGTGGAACAAAAGACTGGAATTGCAAGGCATGATTTAATTGCGGCAGTTTTAATTGATATGTTTCATGGAACAAATATATTTGGTAATCAAATAGTGTTAGTAAGTAATGAACCTAGTGTTGTAGATACAGATTATGCGACACGAACATTAGTATTCGAACAACAGACCAACAACTCCCTTAAAAGATTAAATGGCACAACCTTCAATCTTAGAAGTTGATGAATTAAGTTTGTTGTATGGAGAAGATATACCAATCAATAAGTATATCACTATCCATCAACCTACTGCTAGAGAAATATGGGAGTTTGGAGAGGCTAAATTTTTCTCTGTTTTTTTCACGCTATGCTCTGCTGCTAGAGATATGCCAGCATATTTTCATGACCAACTACATGTTGATTTTACAACTGTTAGTGATTGGGAATTCTTTATAGGGATTATAAGAGGATATGATTATTCAGATTTACAGATAATGTTTAATTACGATATAAGTAAATTAAAACCATCTGTATTGACATATAAGGAAGAACAACAATATGTCTTATGTGATGATGACGACAATGTAATTATAACAAAAAAAGATTACGAAAAGTTTATTAAATTAATATCGCAGATGATAGGTTTCAAACATAAAAACAAGAAACCAGCCAATCGTGCTACTGCAAATATATTAATTGAAGATGATCGTAAAACGATAAAACGAAACATGAGAAATCCTAAACCATTTGAAAGTATTTTATATCCAACAATAGTATCGTTAGTAAATACAGAAGAATTTTATTATGGTTATAAGGAATCCTTTGATTTAACGATTTATCAATTAACATTATCACTCGCTCAAATTCAAGTAAAGAAAAATGCAGTTTCATTAACGCAAGGAAGTATGTCAGGCTTTGTTGATACAAGTAAAATACCTAGCAAGGCATTTTCGTGGATATACGATAAATCTAACTTCGAGCCTACTGGCAAGAAGTTGATTAATAAATCATATAAATAATTTTCAAAGAAAGGAATTAAAAAAATGGCAGACACATTAAATTTTGACCAGCTTATCATTGACCGTCCTTTGGATATGTTCTTTGAGGACTCAAATGGTAAACTTCTCGCAGTATTAGACCAGTTATCTTCATTATCATTGAATGAAAGTGCTGACACAAGAGATAAGCAAGACGCTAATGGTGCTCTTCTTAAAAGATACTACACAGCAAAACAGGTAGAGGTAAGTGGAGAGAATGCTGTATTCTCAATGAATCTTCATGGACTTCAGACAGGTAGTGAAATTATTACAGGAGAGAATGTAGTTCTTCCTAGAATTATGCTTGTTAATGCAACAGATTCACCTTATGACCTTCCTGATACACCTATTGATGGAACACTTATTGTTTATGGTACACATGATAACGGAGTACCTGACCTTGCAAAGCGTTACACAAAGGGTACAACAGCAGGTGCAGGTGTTTATGCAATTGCAACAGATGAAACTACTGGTGTTACAACTATTACACTTCCAACTGATGCAACAGATATTGTTGAAATCAAGTATGAGTATCAGGTAACAGAGGACAAGACAGCAGCAAGAGTTGATAACTATTCTGACATCTTCCCTAAGCAGTGCAAGGCAACAGCAAGAGTTCTTTGCTCAGATATTTGTGATAGTGAGGTTACTCGTGCATTATACATTGTATTCCCTAAGTTCCAGATGGCTCCTGATTTCGATTGGACTCTTGATACTGAATCAACACAGAACTTCAGTGCTCAGGCATTAAAGGATTATTGTGCTAAAAAGCAGTTGCTTTACTATATTGCAATTGCAGAAGATTCAAACCTTTATGATGTTGCTAAATACAACAATTCTGATGAGTGAATCACACCGACGACTAAAAGGTATAAGTATGGAGATTTAACACCATATCAGTATGGTGAACTTGCAGAATTAGGTTTGCATAAAAATTCATAGTTTGTTTAACGGGGCGGGTGCAAGTGTTTATTTCTTGTATCCGTCTTGTTTTATCTAATGAAAGGATATAAATATGGCAAATAATAGACAATGTTTATGTTGTGGAACTCGATATGAATTTTGCACAAGTTGTAGTGAACATAAAGGAAAACCATCTTGGATGTTCGATTATGATACGGAAGAATGCAAAGATTTATTTAATGCGATTTCTGGATATAACATGGGCATTTTTAAAGAAAGTAAAGTTAAAGCAGTATTAAGAAAATACAATATAACAGATTATTCAAAATATACAGAATCTGTACAAGAAGTATTAAAAAATATAATGACTACTACTGACGCACCAAAGCGTGGTAGAAGAAGAAAGAAAAAAGTGGATGTTGATTTAGAGAATGGGCAGACATCCGAATAATTTTTGGTTGTCTGCTTTTTTAGGATTTTTGATGATTGAAAGGATTAAAAATATGGATGATAGATTAATAAAACCAACATTTCAAACAAGACCTTATAAATCAAGAGAGGTTGTGCGTATTCGAGATAGGTATGAGCAATTCTTGTTTATTAAGCATGGTGCAAGACCTGTAGATATGTATGTATCGCCTATGGAAGATTTAATTATGATTTTTTTAAAAGATGAAACAAGAGAATTATATAAATTGTATAGAGAATACAAACTAAAGTAAAGAGAGGAACTTATGTATAAAACAGTAAGTATAGACAGTTCATCAACTTGCACAGGAATGGCTCTTTTTAAAAACGGAAAATTATGTGAACATTTAGTAATAGATTTAAAAAAAGAGAAAAGAACAGATGTGCGAATGGATATGATGATAGGCTTTATTATAAAACAATTAGATTCTTGGCATCCTAATTATGTGATTATAGAGGATGATTTTAAAAAGAATAATGTCAAAACATTAAAAATGTTAACAATGATAATTGGTGGTATATGGGGTTATTGTATTCAGAATGAAATATATTTTCAAAGTGTAATGCCAGGCACATGGAGAAGTGCATTTGCTTGTTTTGAAGGAATTAAAGATAGAGCAACGTTGAAACAATGTGCAATGGATTACATACGAAATAAATATGGCTTTAACCCTATAGAGGATGAGGCTGACGCTATTATGATAGGACTGTCAATAATGGAGGATTAAAAGGATTAAAATGAAATTAAAAACAATAATATTGTGCTACGAGCATATCAAAAAGACTATTGACAACACAGAAGATTTACCAATCAACATAAAGTATAAATTATTAATGGTTTTGTCACAATTACAACCTAGCGTAGATGCGTATTTTCAGGCGAGAGAAAGTTTAGTGTTATCGTATCGCAAAGATACAAACCAAACAACCATTGATAACGCAGAGGATATTCAGAAAATCAATTGTGAATTAGATAAATTATTACAAGAGGAAGTTAAAGTAGAAATAACTACTATTCCATACAAAGATATAATTAATCTAAATATTCCTACCGAAAGTCTGATATATATATTACCTGCATTAAACGGTGAAGAAAACTAAACATTATGAATGAAAGGAAAAATACATTATGAAAATAACTAAATTTATTGATACTTATAAACTAATGAAATTAGATTCACAGAAGAAAGACTATATCGCAAAGAGATTACAGAAAAAATATATTCCGTTTAGTGAAAAATGTTTTTGGTGCGAACGCATTGTTGAAGCATCTAGTTATGATAGCGAAAAGCACTATCATCTAAATTCTGCTAATAAATATATTCTTTATGTTACTACTCTCATTAATTTATATACAGATATTGACATCATATATGGTGGTGAAGAATCAAACATGATGGAAGTATATGATTTGCTTTGCGAGTATGGTTTTCTAGACGATTTATTAAGTTGTATTCCAGAAAGAGAAGTTAAGGAAATATCAACTATCTTAGAAATGAAATCTAATGATGCTTATGAAAATGACAGAAGTATTAATGGTATTTTTGATAGAATAAAAGACATTAGTACGGTTGTTGAAGAAACCTTAAATAATCGAATTGTAGAGTTGATTAACAAGGATATAGAAAGTGAGAATAATTAATGGGGAGATTAAAACATTTAAATAGAGTTAAATTTACACCAGAAGGAATAAAAAAAATAAATGATGTTGCTTTAGAGCGTAAAAAATTATTAGCACATGAAGTTAGTGATGAATTGTATAATGCTGCTACTTACGCTATTGATATGTTTTATGCTCATTATAAACCTATATATTATAGAAGGCATTACTGGAACTTTGAGAAAAATAGTTTCTCTAAATACTACAAAAACCCACATAACAGTATTATTAGAGGTGGTGTAAGATTATCAGCCAGTAACATGTCTGACATATACCAAGACCCAAAACAAGAAGTATTTGACTTTGTTTATCAAGGTTTTCATGGAGTGGCGAGTGCTATATGGGGTTATCCTGAACGTATGATACCAACTCCTTTAGATATTATATACGAAGAACAACAAAAACTTATAAAACGATATAAATAATAGCGATTACTCTCATAGTATCTTGTAGAGATTCGCGATAAGAAAGGAATAGAAAAATGGCACATAACAAAGATGTAATTATTGAAATTGGCTTTTCGGCGGATATTAAAAAATTTGTACAAGACATGACCAATGAATTACGCAAAGCGGACTTTGCAGATACTATTGGATTAAGTGATATCTTCAGCAAAGAAGTTCAAGACTTGAAGAAAATGCTTGCTGATATTAAGAAAGACCTTGACACAACTTTTAATGGTAATATTTCTAAAGAATTTGCTTTTGAAACTGCACAAAGATTTAAAAATGTTGCTAAAGTTATTGAAGATATGCGAATAGGCTTTGAATCTATGTCGAAGAATATGTCTACTGCACAAGCAGAAGTATTTTCAAAAACTTTAAATAATATGTCTAAACAGGCTACAGCTTTACATACAGAAATGTCATCCGTAAATAAGGTTATTCGTGACATAAATAAATCTGGTAATGGTGTAAAGATTCAAACTGCTAGCAACAAAACTATTAAAAAGCAATTGGAGGATGCAAATAGGTATTATCGTTTACTGCAAGCAGGCAGACAAGAGGCACAAGGATTTGTTGGCGATACAGAAGAAGCTGCTGCAAATGTACAAAAAGAATTTGCTACACTGGTTAGAAATATAAATAATTTAACTCATGGAGAATTATCAAAAAAACCTCTAGTTGAACGAGAAAAAGCCTTTAATCAATTTTTAAAAGATTTTGCTAGACTAGATTATCAGTTTTCTGAATTAAGTGTTGACATGCCTGATTTAAGCTTTGATAAGTTTATGTCAACCTACGATCAATTACTCAAAGTTGTGCAACAATTAACACACATTTCACCTAACATTGAATTGGATAATGTGGATGAATTAAAAACTCAACTGTATTATAACATACAAAATCTAACTCAAGAGCAAAAAGAATTAAAAAGAAAATTATTATCAGAAATGGGTACTAATGAATTAGAAATCCCATTATCAATTTCTACTACAAGAAAAGAATTTTATGATGCAGTATATGAGATAGTAAATTCTGTTCAACAAAGATTAAGTGCCACTCCGTTAGAAGTAAAATTAGTTTTAGTTTCAGGCTACGCTACAAGAAAGAATAATGACATACTGAAAAGTTTGCAACAACAGTTAGCATCTTCTAAAATTAAAATGGACCCTGAATTTGAAGGGGAAATAAGACAGAGCATTAATAAGATTTCCGAAATAATGGAAAAAGACTTTAAGCAACAAATTGATTTTACAATCAATGTTAAAGGTGAAAAGGCTCAATCAGAAGCGAATGATTTTATTCGTGGTGTCAAAAAAACTATTGAGGAAGAATCTCCAATACTATTAAAAGTAACACCTGAAATTGTTATTGACGGTAAAAGCATTAAAAATGACGAAACTTTATCAAATCTGGTTAAAGAAATTGCTGGAGGGGAAGTTGTTTTAAGAGATAAAATTAGACCAGATGAAATAAGCGAAAATCAAAAAATAGCACAAGAAAAATTTGCTAAAAGACAAAGAGAAAAATCTCAAAAAAAGAAAAAAAAAGTAGAACAACCACCAGAAGTAATACCTACTTTAGATGATATTGTACAAGATATAGAAACCTCATATGATGAGGTTTCGGCAATTTATGCAGGTTTATACCAACAAGGGAATGCTGTAGATAATCAAAAAATCATTGAACCGTTTGTTAAATTAAGAAAGGCTTTAGATGATTTAGATAAATATGATACAGAAGGTGTTATTGAAGAAATCAGTGGTAATACAATCGGTGAAATTGATGCAGAATTAAATAGCATTTTAGAAGCATCAAAACCAATTAAAAATGCTTTTGACAAGGCAATATCTTCTACAAAGCAAGAAAAAGAAGAAATAAAGGATGTCACAAAGGAAGTACAAAAAGAAAAGCAAGAATTAGACAACCTTGCCAATACCAACAAAAAGCAAAAAAAACTTGTTCCAAAGTCTCCTGATTACATTGTGAATTTTAAAGATGCATTACTTGCTATTTTAAAACTATCAAAACAAACTTCTGAAAGTTTTCAAAAAATGAATGTACCTGAAGATTTAACTACAAAGTTAGATGATATTGCTAAGGCATTAAACAATATATCTGAGTCTTTGGGTTTTGTGCAAGATGAAAGTTCTGCTAGAAACTTATTACATATTACTAATGAGTATTTAGAAACTTTAGGTCGTTTAGAGGTTATGCTTTCTAAACTCAATGGATTTAAAGAACCGATAGATGACGTGAAGAATGAAATTCCTGAAACACCTTTAGATGATATAATGAACAAGTATTTTCCAGATACTTGGGAAAAAACTAAAGAAAAGGCATTTAATTATACCGAGGAAGAAGTTAGTTTAAAAACTATAGATGGTTTGTTGCATGATATTCGTCTTGAATTATATGATGTGAGTGATGCTTTAGTTTCAATAGATGATAAAGGTAATATTCAAAATATTGCAACTATCTTCAATGAAGTTGTAGTGGCTTTAGATAAAATTATAAATCGCTTATCAGAAATTAAATCTTTTGGTGGAGGAAATGTTGCTACTACTCTTTCAGAAAAAACATCGTCGGTATTAGATGATGAATTACGAAAGTATTATAACGCTTATTCCAAAATGCCTAAGAAATTAAATAAGTCCAATCATAATGAATTATTTGCTAGTATTGCAGGCGATTTATCTAATGCAGGCATTATGGATATATCTTCTGAAGAATTAAATGAATTATATGGAGATAAAGTTCTTAGAGGTTTAGGCGATAAAGATAGGCTTAATCGCCTTGTAGATTTCTTTAACATAATGAATAAACTAGCTGTTTATTACAAAGAAGAAAAACCAAAAGTAGAAAGATTATTACAGAAAGCACAACAAGACCTTGCTACAGAAATGGCTGGAGATAATTCTAATCAGTTGAATATTGGTAGTTTAAAAGCACATATTCAAAATTACGAAGAACAGTTAAAAGAAATCAGTGCATTTCCGAAATCGACTTCTTTATTAAGTGGTAACAGAAAAAATCTTAGTAAGGTAGCCGAAAAGAAAATACTTAAAGAAAGTACAACAGAGGCTTCAAATGTAAGTGATACAAGTAAGGCTTATTTAAATGAAGAGGCTGTAGTTGATAAAGTTACTACAGAAGAATCAAATAAATTAGATAAAGTCGTTAATAAGATTAGAGAAATTGTACTTAGCATTGACGAAAAGAACGCTGCCTTTGAACAAGAACGCCAAATTGTAGAAGGTGTTATTACAAGCGAAATAAACCAACTAGACACTCTTTCAGGAAATCTTATATTAGTAAGTCAGGATATTGAGAAGTTAAACCAAAAGTTTGTAGAATTAGATAATATCCAGTCTTATGAAAATATAACAACTAACTTTAGTACACTAACTTCATCATTAAATGAACTTAAAACTGCTTTAGATTCTGAAAAAGAGTTTTTTGAAAAGAACAATAATGCAATAAAAGGTATATTAGATGAAGAAGTAAACATTGTTAAAACTAAAAATAATGAGATTAAGAATATTATCAATACTGTTTTCAGTTCTATGACTATAGAACATAATGATAAACTTACCACAGAAATGAAAACAGAAATTGAAAATATTCTCAATACTATTTATAACACTATTGACTTTACTGCTATTAATAAAAAAATATCAAATTTCTATGCTAATAAAACTAGACAGTTAAAGGAATTTAAAACACGAATTGAACCACATATATCTGAAATTAATGATTTGTTCAAGAAGATGATTCCAAGACAAAATAAGAATTCAAATCCTTTTAATTTAGATTGGATCAAGTCGATTGATAATGACAGTATTGAAAATGTTAGGGCTTTAGCAGAAGCTATAAATAATTTATCTATAGCTTTAAAATTTGATGATTTAGATAATTTCAATAAGTTTATTGATAATTTATCGGCTAGAAGTGAAGAATTAAAGTCTGTTGCTGATATTTTTAATAAATTAAGCAAAAAACAAGTTGCAGAAGGACTTGGTAAAGATTCCCAAAAAAGCGAAACCAAGAAAGATAGACCAAGTATATTTTTGAGTCGGGCATCTAATGACGAGTTCTATGCAGAGGCAACATTTGTACGAGCACAAGCTGAAAAATATAAAGATATTTTAGGTGAAGTTGTCAAAATCCAAAGGCAAGTAGATAAAAACAAACTTTCCTATTTAGTTATGGGTGAATTTAGAAATGCAATCTTTGCACCTGATAGTGACGATGAGTGGTTATTTTCCCAAGAAAGTCTAGGAGAAAACACAAGAGTTGATAACCAAAAACAATTAACCAGAGAATACTCTTTAAAATTGCTTGCTTCTATGCTTGCTAAAGATGAAAGTAATTATCAAAAATATGTCAATGAAATTGCAGCATTGTATGATGACCTTTCGAAGATGCAATTTAAAGATATATATGGAGATATAGGTTATAGCAAGATACTACAAAAAGAATGGGATGAACACTATTCTCGTTTAAGAAAAGAAATAGTCGAAACTCATAAAAATATGGAGCGTGTTGCTAAAAATAATGAGTATGAAAAAGAACTCAATAATCTTGAACAAGTATTAATAAATAATAGTGCTTATACAGATGATTTCCGAAATAGAATAGAACAATTAAGAACTTCATTACAAAATACAAATGATAATAACTTACTAAGAATGTGGGCAACACAATTTAAGGACTTAAATGCTGACGCACAAAAATTCTTGAATATTGACATTCAGCAAACGGAATTTTATAACGGTTTAAAACAACTAGATATTTTAAGTCAAAAGATAGAATCAGACACTAATCTTGCTACTAAATTTGGAAAGAATTCTGGTAATGATGTTGTTGGTCAACTTCGAGCACAATTAGCAAATGTTAATGATGATACTCAACAAACCTTATATGATAAAACTTTTGAAGGCATTAAAGCAGAGATTGAATTAGAAAAGTTAGTACAAAAAGAGAAAAACAATACTGCTAAAATTGATGAAAAGAATTTAACACGTTCACAGAAGTTACAGAATTTAATTGAGGCAACTAAGACTGACCCTAATTTTTATAGCAAATATCAAACATCATTTAATGATATGGTATATAAATTGGCTGGTGCAGAACAAGACAAAACTCAATTATCAATTTGGGATGAACAATTCAGAAGATTAAAGAGTGACATTGATAATGACCCATTTAATAAGATTATATCGAATGCTAAAGAGTATCTGAAAGTACAATCAAGTATTTTTGATAATAATAAAAAGAAAGTTTTCGACCCGACGAATTTACAGACTTATGACCAAAACCTAAAAGAATTACAAGTGCAATTAGAATTAATTTCTAAAGAGCTACAGTCTACTACAGGCTTTGATAGTTTTGAAGAATACTTGAAGAGTTTAGGCAATAATGCTTCAAGTGAATTTACCAGTATCGTTCAAAGCATAAGAATGGTGCAAAATGCTTTACAAACCTTTAACGTAACTGAAAATGTTGAGGTATTTGATTTTCAAGCAATTATAAATTCTTTAAACGATTTAAAAAATGCCACGAGAAACGGAAAATTTGGTAAAGATATTAATGATGTTATTGCTCAAATTGAATCATATTCGAAAAAAATAAAAACTGAAAATATACCTATAAAAGAAATTTTTAAACAATACACCGATTTTACTAAGCAATATAAAACATTGGTTGATACAATGAATCAACCAATATATACACCAATTACTCGTGAAGATACAACGCGTGAATTATTAAAACTTGATAAGTTTGTAGCAAAAAACTCAGCAATGAGTAAAGAGTTTAAAGACCAATTTGCTAATTTAAGAATACAAATAGAAACAGCCGATAGCAAAGAAAAACTTGCAGAATTATCAACTGAATTACTTAAATTAGAAAGTAATGTTGTAAGGGCTGGCGAGACTGGTAAAAGTATTTTCCAATCATTATCAAATCGTATCAAGCAGATGTCTATTAACTTTATTTCGATGTATCTTAGTTTGTATGATATATCTAGGTATGCACGAGAAGCATTTGACGTTATTAGAAATCTTGACACAGAATTAGTAGATTTAAGAAAAACTACTACAATGAATACAAGTGAATTAAATGCGTTTTATGCAGAATCATCCAAGACAGCTGCTAATTTAGGTACAACTACTGCTGAAATTATTTCGCAAGCATCAGCATGGTCGAGATTAGGTTATTCTTCTAGAGAAGCGGCAACCGAAATGGCGGCATTGAGTTCACAATTTGCGGCTATATCACCTGGCATGGATACAGAAACTGCACAAAGTGGTTTGGTCAGTATCATGAAAGCATTTAATATCGAACCAGATGATGTTAAAACAGAAATCATGGACCCAATCAATAAACTAGGAAATACTTTTGCAGAATCTAACTTAGATATTGTTGAAGGTTTAGAGCGTTCATCTGCTGCTCTTCATGCTGTCGGTACATCTTTCCAAGATTCAGTTGCTTTGTTTACTGGTGCTCAAGAAATTATTCAGAATAGTGAAAAAGTTGGTACTGCATTAAGAAGTATTAGTATGCGTGTTAGGGGTTATAATGAAAGCACTGAAGAATTAGATAATAATTTATCTACTATTACTGGCGATGTTGTTGAATTAACAAAAACAGCAAGTAATCCAGAAGGTATTTCATTATTTACTGATGAAACGCAAAGACATTACAAATCTTTAGTACAATATCTTGGAGAATTATCAAATTCGTGGGATGAAATTTCTGAGAAAAACAAAAATGCATTGTTGCAGAAATTGTTTGCTAAAACGCAAGCACAGGTAGGTTCTAGTATTATTTCTAATTTCGACCAAGTGCGAGCAGCCATAGAGGCAGTTGAAACAAGTGCTGGTAGTGCTGACAAAGAAATGGGTATTGTTCGTGATTCTATTGATTTCAAAATTAATGAAATACAGCAAACATGGGTTGGTGCATTACAGCAAATTCTTGATAAAGAAGATATTAAATCTTTATTAGATAATATAATCACTTTATCAGATGCACTTGCTAATGTAATTGGTCAATTAGGAGTTTCAAAAGTAGTTACAGGTGGTGGCGTTGGATTTGGCTTAATAACTTCCATTAAGTCATTTATGGAAATTTGGAAACAAATGAAATCAATGACCACTACTGGAACAGAAATAACTACTGTAATAGGCAATATCAAAGAGGCGTTAAGTGATGCTGATTATGCTGATTTATTTAAAGATGGTTATATTAAAAGCGACGACTTTACCAAAACATTGGCTAATTCTATTGTTGGATATGACGAAGAACAAGCACGCAAAATACTAAAAGATGTTCAAGGGAAATATTCCGAATTTACGGATGAAGCCATTGAACAAATTTTAAGTGCCGCGAATATATCATTACAGAACACAAATACCCTTAATAGTGCAACTATTATTTCTAAATTAAATATAGGTGGTGTTTCTGAGGATGTTCGAGATTCAATTTTAGGTCAATTAAATCTGATTGATGCACAAGGTAATTTAATAAATGGCACAAGAGAAATAACCGAAATTGATTTAAGGGCTGCTTTAGCAACATCTCAATTAACAGAGGCACAAAGAGACCAAGTATTAGCTACTCTATTGTCTACAAGTGCAACAGATCGACAAGCTATTAGTTTCAGCAATTTAGCAACCGTTGTGAAAGCTAAAGTTACTTCTGCATTTAAAACTATGATGAATTCATGGATAACAGCAGGTATTGCTGTAGGAGCGGCGATTGCATTTTATGCGAAGTTAATGAATACTCAAAATGAATTAAATGAGTCTGCTAAAAAAGTTGGCGAAACATTTAAATCTGAGAATGAAACCATTGATAATTATAAATCAGAAATTTATTCATTACATCAAACAATTAATGATTCCGCTTCTTCATTGGACGAAGTTTCAAATGCAAGAGAGCGACTGCTAGAACTTCAAAATGAATTGATTAGTAACTATGGTACAGAAAAAGATGCTATTCAAGATATTAATGATGCAATAGACGGACAAACTGATGCTTTAAATAATTTAAATAAAAAAGCATATGATGATGCTATTACTGAATTCAACAAAAAATCATTATTTACTAAAGCAAGAGAAACTGTTGGTAATTGGATTGGAGCTATGAATCCTCTTTTAAGCGTTCTTAGTGGCGACGACCCTGTAAGTACATTTAAAGGTATGTTAAATAACTATTCTGTTCCAACCGAAGATTTACAAAATCGTTGGGGCAATTATCAAAGTATGTTTGGCACGATTTCTAGAGATGTTAAATTAGGTTCGTCAGGTAGTGAAAAATTTGATAAAATATTAAATGAGCGATTTAATGGCGGAATTATTACTGGCAATGTTGAAGATGTAATCAAAGATTTACAAGAAATAAGAGATATTAGTGCTAACTATAATGATATTAATAATAAATTCCTAGATAAGCTTAATAATAAATTAGCAGAAGCTAATTCTTTCTATGAATCCAACAAGGATTTAATGAAAGCCATGATTTATTATCAACGCATACTGAACAATGAAACTAGCACAGAACAATATGCTAAAGTCGATAAAGCAAAAGAAGCCTATGATGAAGCATTAAAGTCAGGAAATCAAGACGATATTGAATCTACTAGGAAAAAGTTAGTTGAATTATTGAATAGTTCAAATGTAGATGTAGTTGATTGGTTTAATATGGAATATCCTGCCTTACAAGAAGAAATCGCAACATGGGAGTTTAAAGCTAATCTTAAATTAGAACCAACACTCGCATTAGAAGATATCCAGCAAGATATATCCAGTAATACAGTTGAAAAAATATTAAATCTACCTGAAGATAGCGACCTTAAATTACGTCTAACTAATTTTGCTGATGAAAATGGTTTTGATAATTTAGAGTCACTATTAGATTACTTACATGAATTAGGCTATATAAGAGATGAACAAGAACAACTTATCTATGATATGTTTGGCGATAAAATTGATTGGGATAGTTTATCTAACAAAGAAAAGAAAGCTATTTTAAAATTAACTAAAGATGATGTTAATTATTTAAATTATCGCAATAAGGCTATTTTAAAAAAAGATACAGAGTTACAACGTCAAGAAGATACAGGGTTACAACGTCGACTAGCACAGTTAAAGAAAGAACGTGCAAAAGCTACCAATGCGAACGATTTTATAAGGCAATACGATTTAGACAATCAAATACAAGAATTAGAGGACTTTCAAGAATTTCAGCCAAAAGTTGGACTTGATTATACAGAAGAAAGTACAGCAGAGTTTACTAAACGAGCCAAAAAATATGCTTTAAAGCAATTAAAAGCAGAGCGTATTGCAATGAATGATGCTTGGAAATTATTATCGTCAGACCAGAGAAAATCACTATTAGACTTGGCTATTGGTGGAACTTTAAATTATAAAACATTATCCAATATTAATGGAGTTAAAGAACACTTTGAAGATTTAGGCTTTTCTGTCAAAGAAGTCCTTGATTATATTAATCAAATACCTGATTCCACACAAGCACTATCTGCCATGAAGGGTGGCATAACCGCTATTACTTCTGCTTATTCTGAAAAGAAAGAAGATAAAACTGGTACTTATGGTGCTGTAGGAACAGACACACTAGAAGGATTAAGAACAACATTAGGTGTAGACCAATGGACTGGTAAAGCCGCTAAGGCTTGGGAAAATTATAAAAATGTTGCAGGCGATAGTGAAAAGTCGCTTGATGACTTAAAAGTAGCACAAGATAAACTTGCTACTGCCTATGTTTCTACGGATGAATTCTTGGCTAAAGTAGATGAAGATAGCAAAGGTTATTACGAAACACAGTTAAAAGAAATGGGTGTCACTAATGCTCATGATATTGTGTTAAGCAAATTAATTAGACAGAACAAAGATAATGCTTACTCAAAAGAATTTGCCACCAAAAAAGGCAAAAGGTTAATAGACGCTACTCAACAAGAAATAGACGCATTTATTATAGAGCAAGGTTATGCTGAAAATTCAGCACAAGCATTTAGAGATTTAGCATTCCAGAAAAAAGTGACTGCTTTAATGTCTAATGACCTGAAAAATGCTACTCTTTCAGATATTGAGGAATTATCAAAGTTAACTGGTGCAAGTAAATCCGCTACATTTGCTATGGCTCAAACACTAATTGCTAAGCGTGGTTTCAATAAAGTTGCTTTAAATACAGAAGATGATGTTAATGCACTTATCAAGTTAGGTAATAAAGCAGGAGCAACAGCTGCTCAATTAGCAGCATTAAGAACTTATAAGTTTTTAAAGTTCAGAAAAGGTAGTGTACCTAGTGAGGCTGAAAAAAATCTAGACGACCAATTAGCAAAAGCAGAACAAAAAGCCGAAGAAGTAGGTAAGTCAATCCAAACTAAATTTGCAAAAATAGCCACAGAAACTGAGAGCAAAACTGAAACTGAAAGAGGTAATAAAGGAGATGATGGTAGCAAGTCAGGTTCTAATTCTTCAGAAACTGATACATCGCAAGAAATTGATTGGATTGCTCGTAGGCTTCAGCATTTGCAGAATGTAATTGATTATACAAAGGCTAAATTAGAGAATTTATTTAATATGCGTGCGAAAGATGCTAATTATAAATCTCAGATTAAGCAATACGAAAACCTTTGGAAATCACAAGAGATTGCGGCTAAAAAGTATTATGGTAAAGCAGAGAGTTATCTTCGCAAGAATGGTAGACTTAATATTTTATATGGTGCTGGTGTTAGTTTAGAAAAATTGCGTACTGGTGCTATTAAAGGCAGTCCAGATGAATTGATAAAAAAATATGGCGAAAAGGCTGCTAACATAATTACTACTTATCAAGGTTATTGGGATAATGCTAAAAATGCTGAAAAGGCTGCTGAAGAAGCACATACCAGTTGGCGAGAAACATATAATGCGTGGTATCAAGAATATGTGGATCAGGCTGACCAAGAAAAAGCATCTATTGAGGCTAATGAGGAATTAGTTAAGAGTGCAAAGGAAAAGAATAAATATGAACGCCAAAAGATAAAATGGATTAATCAATCTTACAAGTATCAGATTAAGCAAGCACAGTTGGAGAAAGACCAAGCAAAAGTGGCTGAATTGAGGGCACAGAGAGATAAAGAAATCCTAGACATTCATCATAATATTTTGCAAAATATTTTAGATGAGAACGAGGCTATGCGTTCGTATAATTCTATTGCTAGAGAAAATGCGACTACTTTGGCTGAACAAGATGATTTGTATGCTAGCGATATTGCCACATATCGAAAAGACAATTCAGCAAATGAGGATTATTATGCTAAACGTTTGCACACTTTGAGTACAGGTACTTTAGGTGGTGGTCAGAAAGTTCCTAACAATGTTAAGAATGCGTTAAGGAAAAGTAAAGTTGCCAAGAAGATTAAGAACAAAGTTAAAACCTTAATCAAGAGTGGCAAGGAAATTCCTGATAGTTTATTAAAGAAATTACCTGCTAATTTACAAGGTATACTTGCTACATATAACACTTCTTTAAGCAAGGAAATTAAGGCTGAGATTGAGGCTTTAGAGTTAGAAAGAGATACTGCACGAGAAGAAAATGAAAAGAATATTCGTGAAACTCTAATTAGTGCATATCAAGGTCACGCAGATGAGGCAAGCACTAATTATGACATTGCTCAGGCTATGGAGGAACAAGTAGGATATGCGTCCGACAAAAATTCTTACGAGTCGCAAAGCCGAGAATATTTAACCGAGCAATATGGTTATCTTCTTGCTATTGATGATGCGAATGAAGATATACTTTCAAGGCAACAACATATATTAGAATACAGGGAGAAAATACAAGATTCTCATTTTAAGGAACTTGAAAATCTTCAAGCAGAATATGATTTGTATGAAAGTATTACCAAAGCAAGTATTTCGAGTTTAGAGGCAAGGGGCGAGTATCTTGAAACTGTAGGTAGATATTTGACAGAAGATTATTATAATATAAGCAACCAATTGACGCAGACTAATATTGACAATAACACAAAAATGCTTGAGGCATATAGTCAGGCATTAAAGGCTAAGTATGAGGCTGGCGAAATTAGTTCCGAACAATATGTGAAAGGGTTAACCGCACAGAGTGAACTTGAGCAAAACATTCTTTCGGATGAAAATAAACTCATAGAGAATCGTAAGGCATTGAATGAAATTAAACTTAGACCATTTGAAATTATGAAACAATATCTTGAAGATGCAGTTACCTATACAGAACATATCATCACAATGTTAAGTCACAAGACTCTAACAGATAAAGATATATTCGGTTTAACAGATGATGGTTTGGCTACACTTGATGCTTACGCAGACAAACTTAATTATGTTGATTCAGAGCGACAAAATGCTTATACGGAATTACTTCGATACAAAGAAATATTAGATAGTGGAGATGAAGTTGGTAATCTAGAAGAAACTTTAAGTAAGATTGCTGAATTGACACAAGCAGTAAACTCATATACTGAAGAATATGCAAATACAGTTGATAATTTAAAGGATTTAGTTCAAGAAGCCTTTGACGCACAATTGGAAGGATTGAATGAATTAATTTCAAAGAGAAAAGACGCTTTACAAGCAGAAAAAGATTTGTATGAGTACCAGAAAAAAGTTAAAGAGCAAAATAAAGATATTGCTGACATACAGAAACAGATTGCTGCTTTATCAGGGGATAATTCAGATGAGGCTAGAATGAAATTGCAGAAGTTAAACATCGAATTAAAGGACGCTCAACAAACATTAGCCGATACTGAATATGACCAATGGTTGCAAGACCAAGAGGATGCTCTTGATACAATGTCAGAAGATTTTGAAGATTTCATTGAAACTATTATGAGTGATTCAGATTCTGTTAAAAATGCTGTAATTAAATTAGTTAGTAAATATGACCAATTAATTGCTACGCAATTAGTGGCAAACGGATTAAGTACTAACCAAATGCGTGCTACTAAGAACGAAGATGGTTCAACTACATATAGTTATCAGACAGATGATGGAACTACTGTAACGGTTACTGCTGATGCAAATAATAATATTACCAACCAAAATTACAATAAGGTTATAAGTGATATAGAGGGAATTATCCCAGATTATTCTCATTCCATGAATAATTTAATTGAAGGATTAGAGAAAGAATCTAACATTGATGCAGAAATCAATGATACGGTAAATCAAATTCAGCATACTGTTGGTGAAGCAATTAATGAACTCAAAGCAAAATTGATTGGTGATACTGGTACAGTCACAACACTTGATACTAGCAATTTAGCCACTTCTATAAATAGTTCTACTACATCTGTATTAGATAATATTAGTGCTGATGATATTGGTACTATTACTACTCCTAAATCAACTGGCTTAACAGAGAAACAAAAGAAATATCAAACTATTGTAAAAGCATTAAATCAGGGTAGTGCTACTAATGAGCAAGTAAAAACTGCTCTTAAATATGTGGGTAAATCAACTTCAAGTGAGATGGTGGGTTCTTACAAAGATACAGAAGTGTTAAGAAAGCAACTTGCTAAAGAAGTAAAAGCAAAAGCTGGATTTAGTCATGGTGGTATTGGTCAGTTAGTGCCTAGCAATGAAGATGGTATAGCATTTGTACGAAATGGAGAAGGCTTTATTATGCCAGAGCATGTAAAGACTATCCAAGAATTGCTTAATAATCTTCCAACAATTGAGAGTTATACTCGTACTATTAGCACTCCAAATACAATGTCGGCATCATTAAATGTCGGTGATATTAATATTAGTTTAGATGGTAGCAATGTGACAGATCCTGAGAGTTTTGTTAGAACCTTTAAACAAAGCAAGGAGATGCAAAAGGCAGTACAAAACGCAACAATAGGACAGATTAGTAAATCGTATAATAATAAACTTGCTATCTAATTATTATAAGCAGACCTACTTAGGCTATATATAGTCTAGGTAGGTTTGTTATTTTTAGTGAGGTAGAATTATGAAGAAAAATGAAATGCTGATGTTGAAAAACATGCAATTAGAACAGAAAGTACACGCACTTAACACTAAGTTAAACGAACACAATAAACACCAACTTGAAATCGAAATACAATTAGATGGTTTAGAAAGAGTGAACAAAGAATTTGCAGAAATAAACTCAACTATAAAAGAATTAAAACGTATGCGAAGAAAAGCAAGAATAAATTTAAAAAAAGAAATTTTTATTTGGAAGATAAAACAATTATTTAAATTTAAGGAGGTGCTACATGTACGCAAAAACCTTTGAATTTAATGGACTGTTAGCATCTAATCTAAATTTATATATTATGAATTTTGATGGTAATACTGATGGTGCTATTGATACTGGTGGAGAAGTTACATTTAATACATCAAAGCCTGGTAGTTCTGACATGTGGTACATGCATAGTTCCACAGTTGAAAACCCATTAACTTTTACTTTTCAAATAGGCAAATATGACTGTGATAATGATATAGAAGAAACAATATCTAGGGAAGAATATGCCTTTATTATGTCGTGGTTACAAAGACGAGATGGGTATAAATGGTTAAGATTTATACAAGATGGATATACTGACACATATTTTAATTGTCAACTAAATGTAAAACCAATAGAGTGGGGTGGCAAAAAAGTAGGTTTAGAAGTTACAGGTTTATGTAATGCTCCTTATGGTTTTTCGCCTGAACAGACTTATACTGCTACTCTCTTACCTAGTGTTGCGTTTAGTTTATATAATGATAGTGATAAAGAAGGGGAATTACTCTTTGATAAAGTAGTGATTAAACCTACTGCTAATTGTGATATAGAAATCATAAATGATTTAGATTCACAGTATTGCCCTGACAAAGATTATTCAACTATTATTAAAAATTGTAGTAGTGCAGAAACAATAACGATAGAGAATAGACAAATATATTCTACTGTAGACTCTCATGATTTAGGTAATGATTTTAATTTCCTCTATCCACGCTTAATTTATATGTATGATTATAATAATTTGATACCTTACAGAAGAAATACTTATACGGTCAAATCTGGTTCATTTGAAATAACACTTACATATAGAACGGTAAGGATGGTGAGTGCCTAATGTCTAAATTCATATTACAAAATGATAATACTATTCTTGAAAATAAAGTGTTTCTATGTGACAGAATGCTTAATAAAGTTAATGAGATTTATCCTGTATATGATTTGAAAATAAATGAAAACTTCAATTCAAATGCAGAAATATCATTTAAAATTTTTAAACTGAATAACCAACAAGAAATGGCACTATGGGAGAAAATTACTGATTTATCTATTGTGTTTGTAGAAAATCATGGTTATTTTGAAATAGCAGCGTCTGTTAGTGAAGATAATGCATTATCAAAATCTATCACAGGTCAGTCATTAGCTGAAGTAGAATTATCTCAAACTTATATTACAATTGCATTTAATACTGAAGAAGAAATAGTTGAAAATGAAAATTATCAACAAACAGTCTTTTATGATTCAGCAAACCCTAATAGGTCAATGTTGGATTTGATTTTTAGAAATATGCCACATTACAGTATCAAACATGTTGATAAATGCTTGTGTAATATTCAAAGAACTTTTTCTTGTGACAATACAACAATATACGATTTTGTAAATAATATTGCTCAAGAATTAGAATGTATTTTTATATTTGATAGATTTTCTAGAGCAGTATCCGTTTATACTTTAGTGGATAGATGTTTAGATTGCCAAAGTACAGACATAGATGAAGGTGTATGCCAAGAGTGTGTATCAACTAATATTCAAAAGGCATATGGCGAAGATACTGGTGTATTCATTGATGATACTAAAATTCTAGCGGAAAGTTTAACTCTAACAGGTGCTAGAGATGAAGTCAAGAATTGTTTTAGAATTGAAGGTGGCGATGACTTAATTACTAATCGTCTAGGTAATAGATTAATGGATGGTAATTATATTTGGAAATTTTCTAATTTTCAAATTGCTAAAATGTCTGAGGATTTACAAAAGGCTATAATCGAACATCAAGCCTTAGTAGATGATTACCAACAAGAGTATAATTACTTGTGGGATGCATATAATGCTAATATTGAAAAGATTACCTACTATCAGTCTACTCTTATGCCTAGTATTGATACTACTTCAAAAGATGCTAGAGCAATTTATTTAGATATTATGAGTCAGATGAAATACACTTGCAAAATGAATTATACACCAACAAGTCAAATTGAAAAGAATGTGTTACGTTATGCAAAAATGTTTTTGACATCAGGATATACATTGGAATTAAAAGATGTACTATTTAATACTGATATTACTTATATGTCATTTAAATTGTGGATTCATACTGAGGATTATACTGTATCAACATCAGAAGGTGCTATTATTTATAATGATGAGTACACTTCTGCTACAATTTCGTTACCGATATATGACGCTACAGAAACTACTACAGAAGTAGATAATGTGGAATACTTTACTACTAATTACTTTAGATACTTAAAACAACAATTAGAAATCGGTATGGCTAAAGTAGACGCTGACGAAACCAAAGTAACATTTCAACCTAGACCTATGGATGATGATGGCAGTTTTGTATCTGGTTGTGATGCAACCACATATATGGCATATGATGAAAAAACAGATCCAAGTGGTTTACCAGATTTGCATTATACAAAGTTTTCTATAAATAGACTAAGTTCATTTTATGATATGTTTGAAACTTGTAGTCAGATTTTAAGTGAATTAAATGACAGCATATCATCAGGTCAAAAAGACTTAGCAAAATATATAACCGAAGAAGGTGGATATGAATATATCTACGATTCATTGATGTCTAAATATGTTAATGCTATGAGTTGTATTTCTGCTAGAATGGGTTATTTGCAAGGCATAATAGACGATTTGCAAGAGCAAAATCGAAACTATCAAAGTCGTATTAATTATATTAAGAATATTACGAATATGCAGTCCTTCTTGGAAAATTATGCTATTAAATATGGTTTGTCAGATATGACAATACTTTGGAAAGAATTATGTTCATTCAAAAGAGAAGATACATACCATAATGATAATTACATAGGCGAAGATATTGATGAATATACATTAATGCAAAATGTTGAAGAATTGCTAAAACAAGCTGAAAAAGAAATTGAGAAGGCTTGTGAATTAAACTATTCTATTGAAACTAATATTTCTAACCTTTTAGTTTTGCCTGAGTTTAAGCCTTTATGGGATAAATTTGATTTAGGTAATTATATACGAGTGCGTATTGATGATGATATTTTTAAATTAAAATTGATTAGTATTGAATATGATTATTCTAACCTAGCAAGTATTGGTGTATCATTTTCTAATGTTACCAAGATAGCAGGCTCAGACATTGATGATGTATCTCAAATCATATCTCAAGCATCATCTTTAGCAAGTAATTTTAATTTTTATGCTAAACAATCCCAAAGAGGTAGCGAAGCTCAAAGTACATTAACGAATATTTTGACTAATGGCTTAGATGTTGCTAATTCTAGAATTACTTCTGCCACTAATCAAAGTTTTGTTATTGATGAGCGTGGAATTACTGGTAGAGAATATGATGAAATAGCTGGCGATTATACTGACCAACAAATCAGAATTATTAATAACTTACTATGTTTCACAGATGATGGTTGGAAACATACAAAAGCAGCGTTAGGTAAAATTAGCGTTACTGACCCTATAAGTGGAGTAATAACAGAAAAATACGGACTATTAGCAGAAGCGATTATTGGCGAATTAATTTTGGGTGAACAGTTAATTATTCATAGTCAAAGCAATGGTACTGTCTTAATTGATGAAAATGGAATTACTATAAAAGATACTAATGGTAATGCGGTAATGTCTGCACAAACAGATGGTAATGCAAGTTTTTCAGGACAAGTTAATGCCACCAGTGGTAGTTTTGCAAGTACAGATGGTACAAGTAATGTCAATATTGCAAATGGTAAATTATCATTATTTGGTGGTAACAATACTAATAACCTATCTGTCTATTCTTATATTGGCAATTATGTATATGAATCTGGCATCAATCCAACATATTACCATACATACAGAATCAATAGTGATACTACTATTGATTCACAAGTATCCGTTGGATTACCGTATGATTTGGATAGTTCACATGAGTTATATAACACCTGGGGTATTTATTTAAGTGGTGCGTCAGGTAACATAATTTCAAGTTATTTATATTATAATGGTAACACCAATGCAAGTTATTTAGCAGTAACCAACGCAACTATCTCAAATCTTACTGTAAATGGTGGTACAGAATTATATCATCAAACACCGTATATTGATTTTCATGTAGCTAATATTCAGTCGTATGATTTTACTGCTAGACTTATACAGTATAACAATGATGGTGTTATACACCTTAAAGCAATAACAGATGGCACTACAGAAACATATGGTAGTCTAGAAGCCACCGTTATTACACCATCTTCTAAAAAAGTAAAAGATAATATTGAAAGTATGTCATATGAAGAAGCTGATAAAATACTTCAATTAAATCCAGTAACTTTTGATTATAAGGTTGGATATGGTGGTAAAGATAAAGTTGGTTTAATCGCTGAAGAAGTGTATGAAATAATTCCGAGAGCAATACATTCAACTAATGATATTCCATCAATTGAATATAATATATTCATACCATACTTAATCAAAGAAATCCAAAAACTTAATGCAGAAATAGAAAAATTAAAAGAAGGGAGCAATAATTAATAATGGATGCAATATCACATAAAATAGATTTAAATACTGAACAGAGAAATAATTTTCAGCCCATTTTTATTGCTGATGGTTCAGTAAATACAAATATTATAGTTGCGACATTAAACGAAGGTAATAAAGCATTGTTGCTACCTTCAAAGGGAGACGCATACTTACAAGAAGTATTAGATGATGGCACGAGTATATGTTTATCTAAAGGAACTATATTGAATTATAGTAATGTTTGTTTTGTATTACCTAGTATGACAAAAGGTGTACATACTGTTAATGTTGATTTTACTAGCGATAACGAAATCATGCATCAAGGTTTGTCGCCTTTTACTAATGCTAGGTTATCATATTATCGACACAATGCTATGTTGATTAGTGCAGTAAATGCAACAACATTTTCATTTCAAATAAAAGTGGTATCGTGAAAGGAGTGAAAGAAAAATGATTATTAAGAAAATTAACTTGCAGAGTGGTTCTTCCACTCCTATGGTAGATGTTGTACAGTATCAAAGTGTATCAACCATTATAGGTATAACTTTATGGAATGATGACCAAAAAATGAGCGTTGCAGATAAAAACATTACTATAATTGCCGATGATGGCAATTTAGCAAATCCTAGTTTTACTATTGACAGTGACAATAATATGATTCTGATGGTAGTTGATAATGAATTAACAGTTGAATTAGGCGAATTAAAAATAGTTGTACGAATAACAGAAAATGAATCACAAATTTATAGTTCATTTCCTTTAATATTAAATGTATCTCCTGGTGTTCCAACAGCAGAAAGACGCAGTTCATCTTTTGAAGTGTCAGCACAAGAACAAATTTCTTATTCCTTTAAAACGATTAGTTCTACTTATTACACCAGTAATGCTATGATAAGTACCAACGATATATCAACTACTGCCAGAGCAATAAGTGCACAAACAGAAAGTGTAACTACAAATAGCGTAACAGAAAGATTTGTTACTATGGTTAATCATACATCGTACAAAACAAGCACATCATCTAGTTATGTTGAAAGTGGCGAGGTAAAACAATTTGTATCATCTGATACTTATACAGCAGAGAATGAGCATAGGGATAATCCATATCATTCATACACAAACCAATCATACATACACTCTAGTTTCTATTATCCTGCTAGTGCTTTAGAATATTTATATACTGACTCTTATTTTACTACACAGAGTGATACAGTACCAACTAGAGAGATTTATTCACATAGCGATACTTATATGTTTAATAGATACAGAACAAGAATTTCTTATCTACAAGAAGCTAGAACATCATCAACATGTAAAATTATTGAAAATCTTGTAACTACTGCATCTTCCACTAAATATATTACTGGAAGTCCAAGTTCAGACAATGTTTTTACTTCCATCGGCATAACAAGTGTAGAGTATAATCGGTTTGCATATTATCCTGCTGCTTATTCGGAAGCAATCAGATATTCGATAACCGAAAATGCATATACATACAACAATGTAGCGGCAACGCATTACAGTACATATTATACAGAATATGTGCCAGCAACAGTTACACAATGGTGGCATACAGATGTTTCTAAAGAAACTGTATATTACACTAAAACTAATTATAAAGTTATTTAATGATTAAAGGATAAAAGGAGATAAAAATGTTTGATATTGATTTAATAATTCCATGTTACGGAAAACCTGAATTGATTAATCGTGGTTTAGCATCTATTGCAACACAATGGAAGAAAGAATATATCCATGTAACCCTTGTTAATGATTGTAGTCCTAACACAGATTGTAATTACCAAGATTTAGTTGATAGGTATAAAAATGACATAGACATAAGATGTATTACTACACCAGAAAATATAGGACAAGGTTTAACTCGTCAATATGGTATAGACCATACCACACATGAATACTTTATGTTTATGGATGAAGATGATCAAATAGGCAATGGATTAGCAATTTCATTATTTGTTGGAGCAGTTGAAGGCTCACAAGTGCTAAAAGACGCTAATAATAATATTATTATAGATTTAGAAACTAATAAACCTGCACACAATCCAGATGCAAAAAAGATTGCTATAGTATCAGGACCTGTATTCGAATTTGACGATAATCATACAAAAGTGATTGAAGCAACTAACAGAGTATGGGTAAACTCTAAATTATATAATAGAGATTTCATTAATGAGCATAATATACGATTTAACAAGGAACAGTCAAGACATGCCGAAGATTACTATTGGATGTCTTGCTTTTTTTATGCTTTAGATAATGATACGACTTATAGTGGCTTATTACTTAACAATGACGGTCTGTATTACTTGTGGTATCCGAACCAAGAATCACAGTCTAGGAAAGACCCTGATTATGGTTATATGCTGTCAGGATATACCATGAATGGTAGCGTTAACATTTTAAAGTATATTAAAAGTAAAGAATGTAATGTTCCTTTTAATGCAAAGACTTATGATGAAAAACTGCTCAATATGACCATGTACTCTTATTTCACATTCTTAGCCTTTCTAAGACATGTTTCGACCACAGACTATGTTCCTACCCTTGAAGATGATTGGAACATTCTGAGAGCGTCTTGTGACGAATTAAGGTGTATGTTAAAGGCACAGTACCACAAATACAATTACACACAGAAAATAGAGGAATATTATAAAGTCAAAAATTATTCTGATGTTATATTCACAGAACCCTGGATAGACTTTGATACTTATGTCAATGAGGGATATGAGGCATTTTCATGGGATTATAATCAATTAATAAAAATCAAAGACACGATGTTATTCGACGAAGAAGGTAACTTCGTAGAACACAGAAAGGAGTAATTTTATGAATTACACAGACAATTACCATATGAAATTACCAGCACAAACTGATTATTATAATGTTGATGATTTCAATGACAACTTTGAAACAATTGATAGATTGCTTAATGAGGCAAAAGTAACAATTGACTCCACATTAAGTTCTACATCAGAAAACCCAGTTCAGAATAAGGTAATTACATTAGAAATTAATAACCTAAAAAACTCTGTCGGTGATGGCAAGGCTTTGGTGGCTAGTGCTATCACTGAGAAAGGTGTAGCCACCGCATCTGATGCAACTTTTGAAACTATGGCAAACAATATTGCTGAAATATCTTCAGGAAGTAGTGAAGTGAGTGGTACGGTTTGGGGTACTTCTCCAGTAGTGAATCCTACATATTATGATGACTTAACTACATTAATATCTAAAGGATTGGTACAAGTATCTTCATTAGCCACAAATGTTAGTGAATTACAAAAGAAACTTACTGCAAATTTAAGTTGTCCTTATACTCTTACCGATTACGGAGTAAAGTTGTACTATGATTACGGTATTAATGCAGGTCTTATTGTCGATTATTATAATTCTGGAATTCGAGTAAGACCTTTCTATGGCAATTCGATTTCTGGAAGTACATATTTGCTAAACAATATAGGTATTGGTATATATAAAAATAGTTCACTAGGAGTAATGATTGCCTTTGAATGCAATTCACAAACCAAAAAGATTATAGATGGAAATGCTGTATTAATAGCAACTGCTGTCAATATTAGTGGAAATAACAGTTTCTTTGCGTTTGTTGGTAAAGGCGATAATTCTGCGTATGGCATTAATTCATTAAGTGATTCCGTTTGGGGTAATACTTCATCTAATTACTATGTTATGACTGGTGGTTCTTTATCAACAGCAGGAACTAATCCTGGAATTATTATGCAAGAAGATGTTTGTGCATATTATAATTCGACATTTTATTATAACCCTAATATTAGGCAAGGTTCTGCATATAATAGTAATACGCATTTTAGTAGATTTTATGACAACGAAGAAAAGAATTATTTTGTTTTAAATAATAGAGTAGTTGTTTCTAATCCTAACGATCCTGACGCATCATATTACAATAAAATTATTGCTGTATTAAAAGAGGATGTGTTGGTAGATGAAGATACTGGTATTACCATACTTTCTTTCGTTGATTCTACTAACACTAATGCTGGTGTAAGCAATTATTCTCTTGCAGGTGTTTTAAATAGCATGCCAGAATCAAGCGATATAGTATATGATACTGTACCTACAGAAAATAGTGACAACTTAATTAAAAGTGGTGCTATTTATTCTGCATTACAAGATTTTGCAAGTGCAATAGCATAAGAAAGGAGGAATAAAGTAAATGGCAATTGATACAACTTTAAGTAGCACTTCTAGTAATATGCTACAAAACAAAGTGATTACTGCTGCATTAAACGAGAAGATTACTAAACTTGAAACAGATAATGTGCCTACTGAAAATAGTGACAATCAAATTCTTTCAGGTTCATTATACTCGGTTATAGCCAATGATGTGACTACCCCATTAAATACAAAAAAAGTAGCCCTGGTTAATGCAATTGTAGCAAAAGGCGGTACAGCCACAGTAGATAATACATTAGATGAATTAATTACAATAATGGTGTCGATGATTGGTGGTAGTGGTGGTGGAAGTTATCCGATAGTTGATGTGTCAGTATCTTATGTAGGTGCATGGGCAGCCTATGAAGGCAATGTTGATAATGTTATAGAATACACAACACCAAACACATTAACTGATACTACTTATCAAGATTATGCAACTGCAGTTGGGCTTGAATATACAGATGATGTTAGTAGTGTAACATCTGACTATACTTTATGTGGCTTAATATATTTAAATGGTCATACTGAAGCTGGTCTTGCATATTGTAAAAATGGAAACAATTATTATCTACTACCATATGAAAATGGGGCAACATTGAGTGGAGAACAATATCTTACTGGTGGATATAAATATTACACCGTAGTTAACTCTTATGGTTTTGTTTATTTTGTTGATGTTGGTTCATCTCCTATATATGGAGCAGGATATTATATAAATACTTCTAATAACTCAACAGTATTTAGAGCAATTTCTAGTAAAAGAATGGGAATACCAGATAGTACTTCTACTACTGGATTTGATGGTGCGTTCTTTGGAAGTTATGCTACATTTGTTAATGATAGTAATATTTGTGAATATTGCAAAATGCTTGTGGCAGGCTATGGATATACTAATTTATATAGCACGTTTAATATGTTTACCACTACAGATACTAATACTCAAATCTTAAACTTCGGTGGTTCATTATCAATAATAACGAAAGGTGGTGAATAATAAATGGCTTTAGATACAGAATTAAGCACAACATCCGAAAATCCTGTTAGTTCCAAAGCAATTTATGATGTATTAGCAACCAAACAAAGTGCTATGTATTTTGATGATGTTGCTACAGAAAATAGTACCAATTTTATTACAAGTGGTGTAGTCTATGATGAAATTGTAAGTGCGACTAACAATGTACTGTCTAACAAAAATAATATTGCCACAGCATTAACCAATGCTGGAACACCAACAGATAGTAATGCTACATTTGCAACTATTATTGAAAACTTTACTAATACAGAACCACCATCAAGTGGTAGTTTAACATGGGCAAGTAATTCAACGGATATTTTGAATACATACACTTGTACTCCTAGCACTTTTAATGTAACTGCTATGGCTACAGCATTAGGTTTTAATATAACGACTGACAGTAATTCAAATTCTATATTGTATACAAATGATACTAATAATGGTATTTATATTAAACAAGATGATAGTCATATTGAAATGTCAGTATTTGAAAATGGTGCTGATAATACAATGCTTATGTCTTTATATTATAATTTACCAAGTGATACTAATTGTATCTTTCAGACTTTAATAGTTGATAATTCTTTTGCTTTTATGCCTACCAGTAATGATGCGTACTTTTTCTCAACCGTTATTTACGATAAATACATCAAGGTATCTGATACCTCTGTAAATATATACAGATTTTCCATCTTAGCTGCAGCAGGTGGGTTTTATATTGCAAACAGTATGCAAATGAATGGCTATGAAGATTATACAAACTTTGTAGCTGACGCAGTAATTGGAATGAAAGCATATTATATTGAAAATGATGAATTATATTATGCTGAAAACTCTAGAACTGGTTGTGTAGCAATTAATACAAGTGATGTAAGTGGTACGCAAGGTGGTCGACCTGATAATATAGTTTTAGTAAGTGGTACTAGCACATTCATTATAGCAGAAGATAACGGAACATCTTTTGGACGCTAAAGAAGGAGGAAAAGCAAATGAATAAACTTAAATCAAGAAAGTTTTGGATTGCAGTAGCTTCAATGCTTGCATCAATTGGGGCTGGTATTGTAGGTATGGCAAACGATAATTCTAAATTAGCACTAGTAGGTACTATTTGCACGATTGTAAGTGGTGCAATTTACAGTTTCTGCGAGGCGTATGTTGATGGTGTCAGAGCTGGCTATACAGAAGTTTCTGAAACCGAAGAGGAGGAGTAATGACATTACAAGAGATTTTAGTTAGTGGCGGTGGCATGCTTATTCTACTACTAACACTAATTCAGGTTACACCACTCAAACTAAACCCTTGGAGTGTCGTAGCAAAAGCATTAGGAAAAGCTCTAACGGTTGATGTTTTAGATAAGTTAGACGAGAATACAGCCTCTACTTGTAGATATAGGCTTATTCGCTTTGATGACGAATTAAGACACCATGTCAAGCACACAGAAGAACACTTCGACCAAATCTTGGACGACATCACGATTTATGAGCGTTACTGTAAAGAGCATCCAAATTATCCTAACTCAAAGGCAATTCTTGCAATTGAGAACATTAAAAGCACTTATATTAAGTGCAGAGAGGAGAATAGTTTTCTATGAAACTTTATAAAAACAAAGTAATTAAAAAAGCACAAGGCGAAGTAGGTTATTTAGAAAAAGAAACTAATGCTTACTTGTATTCAAAAAAGAAAAATGCTGGTGATAAAAACTTTACTAAATACGGTAAATGGTACAATATGAATGGTGTATATTGGTGTTGTGAATTTCTATCTTGGCTTTTTGCTAAATCATATGGTTATGAAAATGGTTTAAAATTGTTATGTGGTGGTTATTCAGCAGCATGTGAAACTATTCGCCAGCAATTTATCAAAGCTGGTAGATACCATCCTGCAAATGGTTATACACCCAAAAGGGGTGATGTAATTTTTTACTGGGTTAAATATTCTACTCGTTCAGATCATATCGGTATAGTTGAGCGTGTATCCAACGGTTATGTACACACCATCGAAGGTAACACTAGCAAAGCAGATGAAGTAGTTGATAATGGTGGAGCTGTGGCAAGAAAAGCATATGCAATGAGTTATATAAAAATTCTTGGTTATGGTAATCCAAACTATGATATTAAACCAACCAAACTTGTAGCCCCTAAGCCTACACTCAAGAAAGGTGCTAAAGGTGCAAGTGTTAAGCAGTTACAGAAGTGTTTAAATGCTACTGTTCATACAGGTATTATAGTTGACGGAGATTATGGCGATAAGACTTCTGAGGCTTTAAAGACTTTCAAAGTTTCTAAGAAATTAGAATCTCATAATGGCGATATATATGGCAAGAAAGCATATACAACCATGAAGAAAGCAATTAAAAATGTTGATTAGTTATGTTTGAATAAGCATATTTACTCTCCTTTAGGGGATAGATACAGTTTGTACCTATCCCCTTTTTTACGATTTGTTCAATACTTCTATTGATTTTCTTGCTAATGAACTAGAAACATTGACATATACATTAGCAGTTACTGCTATATTCTTATGTCCTAGCAAATCAGAAATTACTTTCAAATCAACACCTTTTTCCAACAACACAGACCCGAAAGTATGGCGTAAAGCGTGCAAACCGAAATTAGGTTTATCAATTCCTAACTCTTTCATTAACTTTAGCATATTTTTTCTTATAGATGCAGATGTGATAGTAACCACTTTATCGGATTGAGATTTAGATTTAATAAGTTTCAAAGAGTTAATCGCTCTGTCAGCCAAAGGCACATCCCTAACTGAATTATACTTAGGCTCTTTGACAACAATAACTTCCTTACCTGTAGTTATATCTGTTTTTCGTGCAGTTGTATGACGAACATGTAGAGTTTTTGTTGCAAAATCAATGTCATCCCATGTAAGAGCCATTAATTCGCCTATGCGTAAACCAGTATATGCAAGTATGATTATAAAGTGCATATTTATTGAATGTTTAGGAGTAATACCATCTTCTTTAGTAGCCTCAATCTCGTTACAGAGTATTTCTAATTCTGATGCATTTAAATAAGATATTACTCTTCGCTTTTTTACAACTATATTTTCGCCAGGAAGTGAAACACCATTACAAGGGTTATCCGTTAATAAACCTATTGTTATAGCGTATTTAAAGCAACCTCTTAATAAATAATAGTGTTTTGTTATGCTATTCTTTGCTATTCTTTGCGTTAGACTATTTACCCATTCTTGCACATGCTGTGGCTTAATATCCTTGATTTTCATATTGCTAATAGTATGATTTTTTATAGTATATTTATATGTTTTAAGATTTGAAGTATAACTGCTATCTCCTACTTCATTGATTCTAACCTTGACTAACCAATCCCACATAAAATCTTTTAATAGAATATTAGATTCCTTCAATGTATTTTGGTTGCTGTTTTCATACTTTTGTATTTTCTCAACTACCTCTGCTTTGGTTTTACCATAAAACTCTTTATTTTGATTACCATATTTTTTACGATACCTAAAATATCTATGACCATTGATAGTTCGTTTATCCCACGAACCTTCACCACTCATTCGTTTACCCATAACAATTCAACCTCCACAATTATTTTTTATTGATATTACTATGCGGAAATTAAATTGTCAATAATTATTACCCAAATTTTACCCAGATGAGTTGACTTTTACATACTAAAAAAGGGTAAAAAAAGGAACAGATGACCACTTGCCAAAAATAGCGAAACCACCTACGAATAGGTGGTTTGCAGTGCTTTCTGTATGATATTGTGAAATGTGGTAAGATTATTTTACTGATAATTTAACTTTACCCTATAAAGCCCTTTAAATATAGACTTTCAATTTTCATTACCCATTTTTTTACCCAAACCACAAAACTAATACATTTTATTTTTCAACCAGTCAAAATATAAATCTTTTGGTATACGATATTCATTACCAATCTTAATACTAGGAAAAGATTCATCCTTTATCATATTATATGCTTTCTTCTTGCCAATTTTCAAATGATTACATAAATCGGTCACAGTCCACAACTCTCCGAAGTTATTACTTGTCACTTGCATCTTTACTCCTCCTATACTTTGCTTCGAAAAAATCAACGGCTGCTAAGGAAATACTAACTGCTAATTGCTCATATTCTTCCTTATAAGTATTATTAAACTGTTCAAAGTCTGCTAACATATCTTTCCAAAACTTATCATTGTTAAATGCTTTAGTATCATTCTGCTTAATTAAGTCCCCATATTTTTTACAAATCTTCCAATAATCAACAAAAATTGTATGCTCCTGACTACCCTTTTCAAACATCTTCTTTTTCCTTTGCTTTGATTATTTCATCTAGTCTATGTTCATAATCTAAAACTGTTTTATCAAAACTGCGTCTTAGAGCTGATAGTTTGCTTTCCAGGTCGGCAATTTTATTCTGTTGATTAATATTTACTCTTTTAATGCGTTCATTTTCAGCAATTGCATTTTTATAATTTAATTTTAAAGCATTTAATTCATTGATTTTCTTATCGACTGCACGAGTTTTTTTAGAATATTTTTCTAGCACTTCCTGTACATTACCGTTGAGTTTTTGCAATTCTTTGGCATCAATCTTGCTAGTTTTATCACTTAAAGTTGCGACAAAATCATTACATTTTTTACAATAGCAACTAGCACTATCACTCAATTTATTCTTAAACTCAGAAACATTGACACCTAAATTTTCGGTTGGTTTATTGTTTTCCATTAATAAAGCCCCACACTTGCAACACTTAAACTTATTACGATATACACTTTCTTTCCATACGAACATCATAAGCCACACCTCTTTCTCGTTTCATTTTCCAATTCAATATCTCTAATAGCCTCTTCAAGCAACTGATTAAAGTACCATTTAGAGAGAATAATATTTCTGCTATCTTCAACGAATAACTTTCTTTGTTTCTTTTGAGCTCTTCGTCTTGCTTGTAACAATACACTTCCCATAACCTACTCCTTTCCAGTTGAGCCTAAACCTCCTCTATCCTCATTACCTAACATATCCACAAATTGAAATTCAAACTCTGGTTGATTTTTCATGATTCTGAACTGACAAATTCTGTCATTTTTTGGTATAGTAATATCTCTAGTAGCATATGCTGGAAACCACCACTGATCATTGTCGCCATTATACGAATTATCAATGATACCTGTGCTATTCACTAAAAGAATGCCATAATTTTTAAAAGTTGAACTTCTTGGTACAACATGAGCTTCGTAACCTTTAGGTAATTCCATTGCTATCCCTAGAGGAATTAAAGAAAAATCGCCTTTTTTCATAGATATTTCTTTAGCACTTCTTAAATCAATCCAATCGCCCTGAACAATTTTTTCTACTTTAGTAATCTCATTATCAAAATATTTAATTTTAATCTGCATTTTTGTTTTTCTCCCCTTTCACTTTTCTGGCTTTTCTCATTCTTTCTGCCATCATTTCTTTTTCTTCCTCAGTATATTCACGCTTAGCATTACCACTTCTAAAAGATACAAGTTTTTTGTTTTTTAAAGCATACACTCTGTTATATACTTTGTTACCCTCAACATAATCAACTTCTTTGATTTTATAATTTTTTGGTGATGCATCACACAACTTATCTAATTTAGTCATAATAGTGCGGTCAGAAGTCCATACAGTCACTTCTTCTGTATCTCTTGAAAACTGTATAACAGTTTCTTGTTCTGCTGTAGACACATTAGCAAATATTTCTTTCATTTACTCACCTTCCTTTCGATAATCAGCCATTTCTGGAAACATATCTTTCATATATGGTAAATCTTTAATCCATTCACACATACTGTGCCATTCTTCTAATTTATGTCCTCGTCTATCATTAAATATTGCGACACAATTTTCATATGACATGGTTAACATTCTTGTTTGGTTATAACAGTTAGGTAATAATTTAATAAGCGTATACCATATATCTTTATTAGTATGATTTTCTAGATATGATTTTCTAAGATTTTCTAAAACTACTAATGTTTGGTTTAATGCTTTCAATCCTTCATCTGTCATATGTTCAATGCTAAAGTCAGTCTGCTCCAACGGTCTTTTGTGTATGCAATGCATTGTGGAGCAAGAATCAGTAGTTACACCAACTTTATATTGGTCCATTTGTTTCCACCAATATAATGGTGCAGTAACTTGAACAGAAACAAAGATTTGTCTTAAAAACTTCCTATGCGAAGTACCTGCTTTAACAAGTCTTGACATTAATTTTAAATCTTCTTTACCAACAACGTATTCTTCATCACTAATAGGCTCATTCATAAGTAAATCCATTTCTGTGTTATAATATCCACTATCGCTCAAATTCCAACTATTCAATGGATTTCTGCAACCATAGATTGCATTATCTAAATTCATTACTCTTGTTCTTTCAAATTTAATCAATTCTTCCCACCACCTTCTGATAAATGATTTTGAATTATGTTTATGACTTCTTCCTGGTCTATGTAATCTTCTTCTAGGAGCATTAATTTTTTATCATGACCTATTTCTTCAATTTCTTTTAGTATTTCTAATAATTCATCCTTTACAACACGCTTTGGATCGTTACTAATATAAAAACTATACCCACACGCACTTATAATTTTTAAAAATTTCTTATAGTTAGGTTTAGACTGACCTAAGTAATATCTGTTGATAGTCATTAATGGTATACCAGTAATTCGAGATACTGCACTTTGCGACATTCCACTATTATCAATAAGTCTATTAATTAAATTTGCCATAATCTTGACCTCCAAAAATCAAATAATCTGTTGTTGTGTGCAATTCTTTGGCGATTTTTCCAATCATTACTGCATTAGGTATTCTTTCTCCTCTGCAATACCTCGACATATTTGCCTCAGTAGTATTTACTTTTTTAGCTAATTGACCTTGCGTCATATCATTATCAATTAATAATTTTTTAATTCTTTTGTGCATCATTATCACCTCCATATAAATATTTATTAGTCAAATCATTACCATACATTTTTTCGTACTTATCGTATTCTGGAATAAATATATCAAAGCCACCATGAACATTAATATATTGAATCACAAACCACATGCCTAAACCTCGATTATCAGGTTTCCACAAACCTTCGTCTGTGAATGCCCCCCCTCGCAGACAAAAATCACGAATTCTAGGGTTAGATACTTTATCAATCATCTCTAAACGATTAGGTCTTTTTTCAAGATGTAATCCAAAACCACAAAATACACAACCTGTTCTATTGCAACCAGTAGTACAAAATGTAGGTCTGTCAAATTCAAATAATTCCATTAAGTCTAAATCTAAAAAATCTCCAATGGTCATTTGTCCTATTAATTCTTCTTCTGTGACTACATCTCCGTATACAGATGCAATTTGTATATCATTTAATCTAATATAAGTTAATACATCTTGATTAGTCCAAAATGCCATAGGATTTGACGTAGGCTTTTTTAAATCAAATCCATTACAACCATTATCAAGCCACTTTTGTGTTCTTAATCTACTCTCTGAAGCCATTTGAGCAGTAATTTTATATTTCTTAATTCCATGAGCAGGAGATTTTTTCATTGCCGTGCAGCATTGATTTGAAACATCAAAAGGTGCTTTAAGTAAAAACTTCCATTTTTCTTGTGAAAAAACACTACGATTATTTTGGGTAACATTAGCATTTATTGGATGTGAAGAATCGTTTGTAAAAATCCCTAAGAGTTGTGCTAACCTTTGATTTGAACCACCCTCTTTATGCAACATTCTTGAATTTAACATATCTGCTAAATCTTCTAATTCTTTTGAGGGTTTATCATTTTTTGAAAACACTCCACTACCTAATAATTTTTCTAAATAATAATACGGAGCATTTTCGGAACTATTTTCTTTAATAATAACATCTAGATATTTTCTAGCACCAGCTACACATTCGCTAACTTCTTTAGAAACCATAGGATAACCATATTTGCATATTACATCTTTAAAAGTATGATTTGGTGTAATGATTGCTACATTATCAAAAGTATTCACAAAATCTACAATTTCAGGATATTCTAACCCAGTATTAATAAATACTGCTTGTATATTTGGATACATCTTTCTAGCAATATCTAATAGCACTGTACTATCTTTACCACCACTAAAAGAAACATATACATTATCTAATCCATAATACAGTACCCATTGTTGTATTCTTTGTTGCGTTAATGATACTTTAGCCTTTAATGGTAATCCTTGTAAACGTGTTAATTCTTGAATATCATGTTTCATCAGACTCACCTTTTTCCTTTATAATATGTATAATAAGTTCTGCTTCTTCCTTTTGAAGAGGGTATGCTTTATAATCCCAATCTTCGTAATTTGCAATATTTGCTAATAATTCTTTAATCTCAACATTCATACTTATTCCTCCTTATAAAAATATTGTCATTTATATACAAATGTACTCAAATGTGTTTACGCTATATTATCTAACCAATATATCTTTGAATATTTCCAAATCAGTCTACATTTTTTAGCATTGACTTTTTTACAATGTTTTGTAGGACTTTGAAAATTTAAAGCACTTAATTCAGGATATAAAGCTGTTACATAACCCCTATATGTTTCTCCATTTTTGAATGTATACTCTACAAGGTCTTTGTGTTTAATGCCAAGTATATTATCTGTTTTAGCTTTACTCTGTCTACGCATTGGTTTAATAGTCCACTCTTTAATGTCAGTAGTGTCAGGTTGTAAATCTGTAATACAAATAGCATCATTTGAATGAGATTTTTCTATATTCCAATCAATACGCTTATTAGCAGTATCGCCACCGTTTGTAAGATATAAAATACCAAGCTCTGATAATTGACCTCTTAACCACTTTTTGCCTATCATTACATGGCTTGCATAGTTAAGACTCTTATTATCAGTTGTACCAAGCATATTGAAATAATGTTGCATATACTGTTCTTCTATACCTTCAGTCTTTTGATGGCACTTACTACATAGTGTGATAAGGTTACCTAACGTATTAGAGCCATTTAATCTGCGAGGTTTTATATGATGTACTTCTAATACTGTGTTAGATTTACCACATTCCATACACTTGCAATCATCTCGAAATATTACAGCTTTACGGATGTTCTCATCTAAACGGTTTGATTTTTGATACTGCCAATTATACGGTCTATAACCATCTGTTAATGCTCGTATATCAATAGCAACATCTTCAAGCCAATAACTTGTAATATTAATCCACTTATTTAAACGATGTATTACTCGTATAGTCGCTTGTCGTTTTTGTAAAATACTTGGTGCTATACGACCATTTCTTTTAGATGCTTTACGGTTATTAAACCTTTGCTTACGGTATCTTTTATGGTATCTATGATACCTACGATAACCCCTGCGAACTTCCATAAGATGCTTTACATCGTTACGCTGTTCTATTGTTCCCTTAAAAAGCACTTTGTTTTTAGTTTGACACTTCTGTACTATGGCAATACCTGTATGTAATCCCCCATCGTCAAGTCCGAGGCGAATTTCATCTTTACAAATTTCCTCTGTTGGTATTACTTGCTTTAGTTGGATTGTCATAGGATATTTTGATACAAGAGAGGCTTTCCTTTTTCGTATCATATACCACGCCTTTACTTCTTTTGTTGGTGACAATGGTTTTCCATCAGCATCCAACACAAAACAATAATTTGTCATTTCTGACACCTACCTTTCGGTGAATTTTCCTTCGTGCCAATGACGGAAAGAAGGTCTTGTGTTTCCCTGTTATCAATGCAGGACATTAGCATTGTTTCTTGGTTGGCACTCACAGAGCAATGGACTGAAGGTACATCCATAGGTGTGT